TCCGCCGCAACTCCGGCAGGATAAAATATTAGGCATTTGCATTGTTGAAAGATTTTGGTTTCGGTCCGGGCTTCTTCTTTTCCACCGTATAATTCGTTACCACCGGTTGTACTTCATCATTGTGCACTTCCTCAATGATCTTTCGAAGGTGAACCGGCAGACTCCGGTTCTGCTCCATTAAATGCTTTTTAGCAGACAATGGCAGCGCTGTTTCTTTAAAAACCTGTTGACCATTTACAATCCGCGGCCTGTTGCCATCTTCTGTAACTGGAGTAACTACCCGGAGATATGAGGATTTAAAATACATACAACAAAAATAGTTTTCATTTTTGATTGAATTTTCAATACTTTCAGTAATTTGCACCAAATTGGTGTGATTAAATGGCAAAATCAATTACTCTACGGAGCATCCCGGCTGATATTTTCCAGATATTATTGAGGGAACAACACAAAGTAAAATCCCATCGTGGCATTGGTCGCTTTGGAATTGAACAAACGGTTTATAAGATTATTCGTGATAATGAAAGATGCAAGGAATCGGAAAGAGGGAAAACGGTTTAGAAACTTTTAAAGGAATAGAAAAGCAATTTGGTTTATGAATCTATCACTTTGCCTCACTACATTCAATCGCTTCGCCTTAACTATCGAATCATTCGCCCAGGTGATCGACGATTCCCGAATCGATGACATCCTAATTTTAGACGACGCGAGCACTGACGGATCTTTCGAAAAATTAGTTGATCACTACAAAGACATTCAAAAGGTGCGGGTAATCAGGCAGGCGCAGAATAGGGGCATGTCTGTTTCGAAGCGGGATGCAATCGCGCTATCCTATTGTTCAACAGTAATAATTTTCGATAGCGATAATAAATTAGGAAAAGACTATTTAGATGCCCTGCAGGCGGTAGGCGTCTTTAAGGAAAATACATTGTATTTGCCGGTTGCCGCAAACCCAAATTTTGATTATAGAAAATTCAGCGGTCTTACAATAACCGCCAATAATATAGGCAAATATATGAGGGATGAAATGTTCCGGTGTGCCCTCAATACCTGCAATTGTCTTGTAAATAGGGATTATTATACGAAGGCGTTTGTCGAAGATCCGAAGATCGGGTGCGCGGACACCATTAACCATATTTATAATCATTTAAAAATCGGCGGAGAATTATACTTTGTCCCGGACATGGAGTATTTCCACTTAGTCGGGCCACAAAGCGGGTTTCTTGAAAATGTGGATTATAATATTAGGAAGGCAAAAGAGATTGAACGAAAAATAATTCAACTTATATAAGCATGTATTATAAGAATTTGTCTTTGGAATATTTAGTTGAAGAAATAGACGGAATTGTCCATGTTGAACAATGGAAAGAAATTCCTGGTTATGAAGGGCTTTGTGAAGCAAGTTCCTTTGGGCGAATAAAATCCGTCAGCACAAAAGGGCAATTTCGTATCAAAAGGAAATCTACAAGAAGGGAAAAAATACTAAGCCAGCGGCTTTGTAAGAAGACAGGATATTTATCAATTAGTCTAACAGATCTGCAAGTTAATAGAAAAACATTCCTAGTACATAGAATAATCGGTAGCTTATTCGTGCCCAACCCTGAAAATAAAGAAGAAATTAATCATAAGAAAGGCATAAAAACAGATAATAGGGCAACGGAAATCGAATGGTCTACTCCTTCAGAAAATCAAATTCACGCACTTAAAACTGGGCTATCGTCTATCAAATATGGCGAAGAAAGTGGCTGCACATTCTTGAAAAACGAAATTGTCCTTAAAATATTCAATAGTCCCTACTCGGCAAAAAATCTATCCGCGATTTTCAATATTCCGATTTATGTAATTTATCAAATAAAAAACGGCAAAAATTGGTCAAGGATAACTGGCAAAACCTATAAAAGCAAATCATCAAGAAGGCCAGAATCGCTGGTAAAGGAAATATTTGAATCGGATTTGCCGGAAGGTGAAATACTTGCTAAATATAATATCTCATCAAAATATTTATGGGCAATCAAAAAAGGCAAGTTGTGGAAAAAATTATTGCATTTATGAAAATCTGGATAACTCAATTCCGCGCCCCTGACGCCCGAACCGGTGAAGTAAAAACATGGTGCGGTGAAAATGTAGAAGCGCCTACATGGGAACTCGCACAGCAATGGTGTTATGAGAATCGAGGGCACTTGAAAGTGATCGGTGAACTGGTGGCCGAGATACCATGCAAGGAAGGAACGTATCAACCAGATATTGATAAGATGATCGATTACGAGAACATCCAAAATAATTAAATGCTAATCATACAACCACAACAACTAAAGCAGTACTTTAATCTTGACCAGGAAGTGACCATGCAGGAACGTGTAGTTGAATATTTCAGCCGACCTCAAAAACCTGGATTTCATTTATGTTGTATAGAACAAAGAGGATTGACGGCTGATTACTATGCAGCATTCTCGATTGAGTTACCAGACAGCGGGAAGCCCTTTATCATTGAAGTGCTGATTGAAGACAAACGAAAAATATCCTACCAAAACTTTCTGCTGAAAGCCAACGCGAAGACGGAAGAACCTTGGAATAATCCAAACCGATTGATCGCACTGGCTATGCATAACCAGAAAAACGGGATAGTATGATTCAACCAAAACTTTGGGCGCAAACTGGGAATCAATGTTTCATGATTAGCGCCGCAATAGCTCATGCTCTCAAAATGGGTACCACCTATTCCATCCCTAAAAAAACTATTAACCCGCGCATCTGGCGAACATACTTCAGCCACTTGCCCGAAACAAAGAGCGCGACGAAACATTATTATAAGGAGAAACGACACTGTTACGATCCGCTGCCTGAAGTTCACGATCTGACTATTGAAGGGTACTGGCAAAGTGAAAAATATTGGCATGGATACAAGGAGCAGATAGCAAGGGCTTTGGGTTTTGAGTATAAGCCGGAATTATATGTAGCGGTACATATTCGTAGGGGTGATTACCTATTATATCCAGATCAGTTTCCGGTATTGCCGATGGAATATTATATAGAGGCGATTGCCGAGTTTGTGAAACTAGGATTTGATGATTTTAAAATCTATTCTGATGATATAGCGTGGTGCAAAAAAGAGTTTTCAGCAATTGGCACATATGTCTATTCCGAAAAGAAAGATCCGCTATCCGATATGAAAGATATGTACAATGCTGCTGGATTCATAATCGCAAATTCGTCTTTCAGCTTATTTGCTGCTTCATTACGACCCGACAATCCGATGGTTGTGGCGCCGGCGGAACACAGATGGTATGGACCAAAAGCAGGTCACCTTGAAACTTGTGATTTGATGAATGAAAGATTTATTAAATTATGAACTATGAAAAATGAAAACAATTCTCAATCAGTAATATTTAGCGGACAGCAGTTTTACAAAATATTACAATTTGATTGTAAAACTGTTAAACTTCAGAATCAATTTGGCGGCACATTATTTACATCATTGCCCATTTCAACTAATTCGAAGGTAGAAGTAAAAGCAGACAATTGGTATACGACTTTTAATATTATTGATGATTGGGGCAAACTACACACCCTTAGAATACCGAATTTTATGAAAACTGAAATTGAAAATGCAATACTTGGCGCAAATAAAATAAATAATGACTATGACCCTCCACGACCTCGCACTTAAATATGGTTCTGATAAGGCCGAACATGGCTACTGTCCTTTCTATGAGCAATATCTGCCAAAGAATCCAAAAAAGCTACTTGAAATTGGTGTATTACAGGGCGCATCAATTAGAATGTGGAAGGAATACTTCCCGGAGTGCGAAATTCATGGGCTGGACCTATTTATTGATAATCCTATTCCTGATATACATAATGTAGTTTGGCATAAGGGCAATCAGATAGACTACCTGTTATTGGAGCAATTGAGGAAAGAAAACTTTGACATAGTAGTAGATGATGGAAGTCATAATAGCAGGGATCAGATGATGACCTTTTTCGGATTATTTAATGGCAATCAATATTACATAGAAGATCTACAATGTTGCTATGAGGAATTCTACCGGCAGAGATTGCCATATGCTGCTACTGCGCTAGATTTATTCAATTCTATACATGACAGCGGATCAAATCTGGAAACTGTAACCGGTAAAAATATAACTCTAATTTATGCTCCTTAACTTTCCATTCCTTGTAACCAAGTACTCCATCAAAGCAAACGGCTGTATCCATGTCGGAAGCCACCATGCCCAAGAGCACCCTCAATACGTCGCTGCCGACATAAAGCGTTTTGTATATATTGAGCCATGTGCAGCAGCCTTCAATGTGCTTAAAAATAAATTCGCCGCACATCATCATATCTTATTGTATAATGTTGCCTGCGGTGATGTGGAATGCGAACAGGTGATGTATACCGGCAGTCAGAACCAGGGGCAAAGCAATAGCCTGCTCAAGATGCAGAAACACCTGCAGATTCATCCGGGGATTACGTTGCCCAATACTGAACTAGTGACGGTAAAGCGGTTGGATAGTCTCGGACTTGCCCATAAGGGCTATCAGTTGCTTGTTATGGACTGCCAGGGCTTCGAAGGGCGCGTATTGAAAGGCGCTACAGAGACATTGAAGCAGATCAACTTTATTTATACGGAGCTTAATCGAGATGCTGTATATGAAAATTGTACAATGGTTGATGAGATGGATCAATTACTGGGGGACTTCGAAAGGGTTGAAACCGGAGAATGGATTTGCGGAATGTGGACTGATGGATTTTATATTAGAAAATCAATATTGAAATGATCAGACGAACATATCCAAGAATTGCCGTAGCAAAGAACCGAATGTTTCCAGGTATGGTACCGGTGCCTGTTCATTTCAGAATCAATCATCCATTCCGATATCCCCCAGATAATACTCTTGAGTTTGAGCGCTGGTATTATGAATCCTATATTGAATCTAATACACATGACAGACTTTATCTTCCGGTATTCTGGACCGCATATCAATGCTATCACAAATATGGGAAAGATCCACGCGCCATGAGTGCACTGCAACAGTTTATCAATTCGCTGGACAAGACGAAAAAATACTACACAATTTGCCAATACGACGATGGCCCATTGGTAGATTTTGGCGATATTGATATTATCGTTTTCGGAATGGCCGGCGGTCGAAATGACTTTCCGATACCATTGCTTTGCCAGCCGCATAAGTACAACAAGATACATGAACGGGATATATTCTGCTCATTTGTTGGTCGCATTACCCACCCTATCCGTTCGGAAATGATCAAGCAGGTGCAAGGTAAACCAGGGTATTACGTTTCTACTAAAGAACACAAGATAGATGATTACTGCAGCATACTTGCCCGTAGTAAATATGCATTATGTCCGCGGGGCTATTCGGCCACCTCGTTCCGCATTGCTGAGGCTATACAATATGGGGCGGTGCCGGTCTACTTAAGTGACATTTTTATTACACCTTATAACAAGGGTGGTATAATCCCTATTATACACAATTCGGCAATACTGAAATTGGAGTATCATATAAACAACCACTGCAAAGTAACTGATACATATTTCAATGATGTGAAACACTTATTCACCTACGAAGGATGCAAACAAATGATACTTCAGGAGGTGAACAAATGACCGTCATCGAAAAAATAAATATCCCCGGTATTGACCTGGAGAATCAGAAGATCACTGATTTTACAGAACTATCAATAGAGATTCGTGATAATAGCATTTTGTATACAGCGAAATTTTTTGCAGATGAACCAGTCAATAACGATGACAAAGAATTGGGTTGGAATAACGTTTTCAACTCCTTTCAACTTATTGCCGCAAAAAGTAAAATAGCCGGCATAGAAAAGAGTTGGCTACCCGCTGCGAAAAAATGGAGCATTTATATTTTTGTTGAAGGTTTTGCAAATGACATAAGAATGTATTTCAAGCGAGAAAGTGAAGCGGCGGCACTTTTTAGTAAACTACACAAATGGTTGTATGAGTAAATTATCGATAATCACCCCCTACCGAAACAGAGCGCAACACCTCGCCCAATTCTTAAAACACTACCGGCCGCGACTGCCGAAAGCGGAGTTCCTGGTGATTGAACAATCAATCCATAAGCCATTTAACCGGGGTTTGATTAAAAACATTGGCGCCCTTAATTCTGACGCTCATTATTTCATCTTCCATGATGTTGACATGTTAGTTCAAGGACACATGGATTACTCGTATCCCGAACATCCAACCCACTTGGCCACACATGCAAGTCAATTCGGTTGGAAGATGCCGCATGATAAATACTTCGGCGGTGTAGTTGCCTTCAATCGAACGGACTTTGAAACAGTAAATGGTTACAGCAATCAGTTTTGGGGTTGGGGCGGCGAGGATGATAGCCTATATTATAGCGTTTTGGAAAATGGATTACAAATTGATAGGCGGGAGCACCGATACTTAAGCCTGCCCCACCCTAAAGATCACCCTACCGGCTACGACCCCGTCAAAATGGAACTAGCAAAACAGCCACGAAAGTCTGATGATGGATTGAATAATTGCCAATATACTATTGTAAATGAGCGAGATATACCACAAGGGAGAATTTTAACGGTTGATATATAATTTTATTTGTACTTTTCTCGTTTTCTAAAATAACCCAAGGAAAATGAGACTAATATTACCCCTGCTCCTGCTTGTATGCTCAAACGCTTTTTCACAGAAATTGACTATCAACAAAAGGATCGATAAAATGGATGGCGCTGAATACTATTCGGCATCCAAGTCATTAAAACTCTCCAGTCCTTCAAAGAAATGGTTTGTAATTGAACCCATCATTAAAAAGAATGATGAAAATAATATTGAATGTACTGGACTATTTATAAAATTCTCAGGTATAGGGGCTTGCAATGAAAATGACGAATTAGATTTCTTATTTGAAGATGGCAGCAAACTGAAAATAAAGGCTTGGAATCAATTTGCATGTAAGAATAATTCAGGATTTTTCATCGACTCTACAGATGCATTGGGGGGTTGTCTTGCATCGATTAAATTATTGAATAAACCGATAAAAAGTATTAGATTTTCGAACGGTAAAACTTATGACAATCTAACAGTAGACCTTCTATTAAAAGACAGAAACTATTTTGTTGAATTGAACGCAGCATTAAATAATTAATTTCCCTCATTAATAACCTCATAACAACTTGCGCATAAATTAGCGTTACCCTGTTCTTCACTCCCGCCGATCATGATAAACATCTGATACTGTTTGCCATATATTATTTCATCGCACACATGGCACGGTACGCATGTACATGGAACTTCTTTCCAAATAATTTCTATCTGCATTAAATCTGAGGCCATATTATGAATTAGCAGCTTTCCACGCAATATACGCCGCTGTCGCGAAAACACGATCTTTATCTGCCTGTGGTACCTGGCGTTCATTTACCGGCCTTATAGAATGCCCACATCTATATCCACCTCGTCTCACGAAGAAATTGCTCGCATCAGTCCCGGGAATCATACCATTTGGTAAGCCCGTCTTATCATATATCGGCACAGCCTCACGTTTACCGGTTTTTTTGTTAAGATAGGTCAGCCCTTCGCCGCGCAATAGTGCCGGCACTTCGCTGATATGAAAATACGGCCGGTCCGTCATCGCATCGCAAAAGGGCCTCGTAGTTAGGATATCGGTATTGTCATACTTGAACCAGTCGTAACCAAGATCCGATGAAATAATTTGTGTGTATTGATTGGAATATTGATTAACTGAATCGGTTGTTATTTGCCCTACATATTTTTCCAACGTTCCGGGCGTTTCGGTGTTTACCAGGTTTTCCCGAAGTTGCGCTGTAAGGACCTTATAGCTTCCTCCAGTTGTTATATTTGTTCGAAGAATATCAGCTATTGGATCAGCTATATTGGCGCCTATACCCGCCTCTGTGAGCTTGGAAACAGTATCAGATATAGCCTGTTCCCGGATGACCTTGAGTAATGGCTTTGGCTTAAAAGTCTTCTCGATGCCCTTCCAGTAGTCGTTCTGCAGCGTCGTTATTTCATTGAACGATTTTGCAAAGGCTTTTACATCGTCCAGGTAATCATCCGTCAATATTATACGGTTGAGTTTGTTCTTGATCGAATTGATCAGTGATAGGTTTTTTACAGTTGTTTTGATTTTACCATCCTGTAGATCCAACTTTGAAAGGTCTTCCAGTAGACTGTCGTATATATCCTTCTGAATAGATGGTATACCTTTATTCATCCCCTTTATGGATGAGTTTATTTTCTCGAGTATATTGCTGAAGTCTGCCATTAATATTAATTAAGCGGTTGATTTACTGGCAAACCATTTTGCAAGCTGTCATTCATAATATCGGCAATAATATTTTTTCCGCTATCCAGTTTAGCTGCAATCTCTTTCGCGTAATCCAGCAATATTGCTTTCTGGTCCTTCAGGGGCAGCCCGGCAAACTTAGGATCTTCATCCAATGCACGTTGAACAAACTCGGTTATATTACTACTGACAATATATGTTTCAGGCAAAATCCCTTTATTCGACAAACGGGCCATCTTTTCATCTTCGCTAATGTTTGGCAGTGGGTCGAGTTTCAACGTAAGAGATACCAGGTCACGAACAGATTCATCAGTATTGAAACGTTTGCTGGCATAATCTACCTCCATCGCATTCACTATAACTGGATTCGTTTTTCCGGTTTTAGCAGAATTTAATTCAGTCTGCATATTTGTAATTGACAGTAGATCGTATTTTTCGGGAACTGGTATTTGTGGCAACATCCTGTTGATTTCCTCAAAAGAATATAAGCCTTTATACCGGTAAAAGGCTACCACTTTATAAACACTGTCCATGATCTTCACCAGGTCTTCGGCAATAGCGTGTATGGTATTGTTTTGTTCGTCCCGGTCAACTGTTTTAGCCACACCAGATTGAGCCAATGGCACTTCGGCAAGCTCTTGAAAATTAATAGCCGCCAGCCCGTCGTAGATATGCTGCCTTACGCTTTCGTCCATTAGCTTTACAATTTCAACATCCTTTTCTACGTAGCCTGCAGGCGGATTAGGGATAGATCCACCGCCTTCTATAGTTGACGGTTGGCGAATAAGAAGTTTAGAATAAGGCCCGGATGCAATATAACCATTATGGCAACCTGCATCGCATGGAGTTTGAATGGGGATATTTGCATCACATCCGTCGAACCATAAGGGGTTCCGTCGTTGTCCTGTTCCTTTGCACACTGAGCACTCATGTTGCGTAAACTCCCAACGCTCTGGGTAGACATGAAGCACCTTGGCCGCTTGAAGGTCGCTGTATTCACGTAAGGCTTCATCTAACTCGGGCAATATCCCTGCTATGCGGCTTTCGTAAAGGAAATTGTGGCCCTCAGTTTCACAAACAATGCCTCCAAGCTTGAAACATGGCAAGATATTCAGTCCGTGCTCATATGTACTTACTGGATCGAGGTTGCCTTTAGAATCAATTTGATCATATCTTGTTATAGTAACATTATCTACGTAATAGTATGATTTTCCTATTTCTGTTACCCCTTTTTTAGTCGTATAAGTACAACCCAATGGATTATTCAGTATCGCATGATCGTCATATTTGAATTCAATGACATCGCAACACTCAAATATTAAAGGATATGGTTTTAAAAAATCTGTCTCACGAACGACTGTTTCAAGAGGCATAACCAATACGACGCTGTTTGAATCTATCAGATATTTTTTTAGTACGACAGAAAACATCCAGTTGGTTACTGATTCAAAATACGGAAAGTTATTTTCACAGTAATCTTCCAGGCTTTCACCTTCACGAATTTTAGTGAATTCTCCCAGTTCCGGGAACTTGATCGACCAATCGGCACTGCGCCTGATTTTGCCGAGACTTGATAAAATTCGATTGAACGACGGGAGTGTTTTAGGAACCCATATCTTTTTACGGTATTCCTGCACTTCCAGCGGTTCGTTGGGGCGCCTACACTCAATCAATTCAGTGGGATAATATCCTTCAGCATGCGGGTCAAAAGCCTTGCACTTCTTCATTGTTTTGTCATAATAATAATGCCGCTTTTTATCTACAAAATACGGTTTCAATATATCAAATGAAGGTAATTCGTAAGCCATGGTTACATTTTTGCCCGGTCGGGTATGAAAGATTTTTTATCTATTAATGGAAAAACATGTTGGGTATGAAATTTATTAGCCGCGCACTTTATGACACGGTCATATAATTTTTTTATGTCACCAGTTGCATAATTGCTTCCACAACTCAATAAGTAATACCGGTTGTATATTTCCTCGAAATTCGTTGTATTATTCCCATGTAATCGAGGCCATAATGCGGGTATCCATTTGTATTGATGCGGTTCAATATGGTGAATAGCAGCACTTATATTAATACCCAATTCATCAGGGATTTGATTGCCAAACATGATAATTGATTTTAATCCATGATTGGCATATACTTCTCTTGCGGTTGCAAAAAATGATCTCACATTATCCGTTTTTTTGAAGTAAATAACCTCACTTCGCCATTGGTATATTTTGCCCTTTGTCAATTCATGCATCTTTATAATTTCATCAATATCTGCCCAGAAGTAATATTTTTTGCTTACTTCGCTGCGATCCCTCGTTTCAATGTTGAAGTATCCTTCTGTTATACCGGTATATTCTGCTTCAGAAAGTTCATTCATTAAATCATTTGGTGATCTTTTCGGCAACCATGCCATATCTGCGTCCAGGAACAGCGTTTCTTCAAACGGACTTAACTCATCTAAATGAAGTTTACAAGCAAAACCTTTCACTTTTTCCTCGGGCAATAAAATCATTTGGTCAAAAAAACGCCGTTGACTTTCAGATAAGTGATTTAAGGATCTTTCACTGTGTATGATGCATATTGGAAAATCAGGATCAATAGCCTTTATTGACATCGATAAATTATATGCCATCCGGCCGTAATAAGGGTGACCAGTCGCAATGAGAACGATTCCTTTATTTTTGTTTTTTAACATGGTCCTAAATATTGAATATCATCTGCGCCTATAATATCCACTGGTACGCCGGGCGATTCCTCCATTGTACAAATTGTTGATGAAGATTGATTTTGAACAAATGCATTTACATACACACCATTGCAATTCAAGTGAGTTATTTGTGTGTATTCGAAAGGTGGTCCACCAAAAATAAATACCTCATATAAACCGCATCCTCCTGACGTTTCGCCGACTGTAGTAAACTGAATGCTGATGAATTCCGATGTTCCGCCTCCTTCACACACACTTTGAACATAAAAGGTATATGATGTTCCAGGCATAAGTGAATCATAAAGGACTGATATACCAGGGGTATTTCCGGTATTAATCGGGTTAAATAAATCAGAGCTTAAATAAAGCTGATAATTATAACTTACAGGCGATGGTATTGGTATATCAAACCAATTTGGTGATGCGCTCGTTTCTGTTACCGTTCCGGCATCAAGACTGCCAGGCGCCAAGCAGGCTATTTCCGACCCATCCACATTGCCGTATACATCAGCATCATCATAACTCCCATTGGGGCATGTCACCCGGTAGGTAAGTAGATTTGCAAGCGTTGCAGACGGTACAGTATCTTTTATAGTGATTGTTAAAATCCCGCTGGTTGCATCAATTGAAGCTGAAGCAATATATAATGAGTTTATAGTGACGATCTCAGCGGTAATAGGGCTGCAACATATAGAATCATTCTCAAAAACGTTATACTGGTACTGCTGGCTTTCTTCCAATACTTCATATGGACCCGTTATCGTATCGTCATCCAGACTTAATTGAGTGGCCTCATCACAGGTTTGGCAATTGTCATTTGAATAATTAAACGGTGTTACCTGAACTTTAAACTCCGCCTTTGCAAGTGGATAATCCAGAAACCCGCTCCATGAAATTTCGTAGTCCCCTTCCGGCGACACACCGCCTAAATACCTTTGACCTTCAATTGTAACATCATCATGGGAAAGTGCAATTTTAAGACGCTCATGGATAGCTTCCGCCAAATAGTTTGTTTCACCTTCATAAACCTTTCTTACGACCGCTGATAATGTTTTACTGGTACCATCTGCACGGCGGAATATATTTTGTTCACTCGGGAATTGCGGCCGAGTGATGTAGAAAGGCAGTCTTATTCTATTTTTGAATGGCATTATTGTTTCTTTTTACCGCTTATTACATCACATACTTTTCATTTTAATACTCCCGATATTATCCTCATACCATTTCGTCGGTTTGACATCTTCGGTAGAGTTCATTGCCTTTAAGGAATACTGCATTTCTTCCATCATAAGCCTTTGACTTATGGCTCCCATTTCACCGTCCGTAGGCTCTGATTCCATCATGTGACGTTCATGCCTGTCAATTGCTTTTTGTAGCCACATTTTTGCATTTTTCATATTCATAAAAGAAATTTATCTAATTACAACTATACCATTAGCCGGTCCACCAAAATCGAAGGATAACGTATTTGGTGGATATGTGTCGAGTGTTGCTGTAATACCCATATTCACAAGATCAGTTCCGTCTGATATCCATACTTGAATCGATGGTACATCTCCATATAAATCCCTCAGACTTTGTGTATATGGGATTGTTAATGTCGATTGGTTAGTAAATTGAAATATCGTCGGCTCGCATGATGTATCATCGCCACCGCCGCCAGAAGTCCCTGAACCACAGTAATTGAATCCGTAACAATTTTCATCGCATCCATATTCTATAACAGATGTAAAGCAATTATCTGCAGTTCTTTCAAAGCAGTTGCTACAAAAATTTGTAAGGCCAATTTGGACCCTAATCTTAAAGCATTCTCCATATCCAATTACGCCAGTGAAACCAGGTATACCATTTGACCAATTAACCAACATTTGCGTAGGTGACAGCCTAAATAAATCTGGTACATCATTATATGGATTGGCAGTAAATTCCAAAAGGAAATCTTCATCATCGCATGCCCTAACAATTCCTATTTCTATTGGACTTCCATATACTCCGCACAGGGCATCAACTTCACTTTCTGTACCGGAAATAATAAACTGAAATGCCACATCATTATCAGTAAATATTGGAAGACAGAAATTTAACCGGTCAAAGATGCAATGATCAATTCTGCCAGTTTCGGAAAACTGTACGAATGATTGCTGCGGAGATGTAATGCTATATGCCATTAATCAGTTCTTTATATTTCTCGTATAAAATTTTAATTAACTCCTGCTGATGAGAAGATTGGATATCCGGAAATTGAATATCTAAAATCAACTCAATTTGTTCAATAATTTCTTCGTCAAGCTCCTTTGCCATTTAATCCCATTTTATTTTCAGTGTAAAATCGGCGTCTCCCCTGTTCAGCCTATATCTCATTTCCTGTATATACCCTTTCTTCCATTCACCATCGCCACACTGATATGCCACATATCCATATGGATTATTTTTAATCGTTCTGTAATCTGCTACACTTAAGGGATAACGAAATGTTACATACTCCGGCCTCCATAGCGGTGTAGCATCTGCGGCAGCTATGAAATCATACTTTGACAAATCTCGATTCTCTGCCTTTACTCCGTTTTCCAATTTGCATATGCCGTCAAGTTCGCCTTCTGCCAGATAATTTCCCGTACCTGATGAAAAGAATAACTTATAGTTTGTGTCTGTTATATTCGGATAACTATTCGCTATTGATTTAAACCACCGCATGAGATTTAAAAAAGGTCTTATGCGCCAATTGTACAGTGTTTCGGGGCTGAAAACATTGGCAGGATTGTCTATATTTCCTTGCTCTACATGGAAACCATAAGCCTCCCTCTCAACGCAAATAATGAATGTCTCGTTATCGTAGGTAGTATCAGCGGCGCCAGTATCAGCAAAACTCTGTTGCCTGGTAACTTCTATGGGATAACTACCTGCTACAAATTTCGATGTAATGTCGAGAACGTTGTTTATTGTTGAGAGCCCGGTTCTATATTCCCGGTTACTGTTTGGTTCATCCAACCCATTCACGCTTTCCACCTCCCATTTCTGGTAACCTGATCTAATTACACCGGTTACCAACTGTTCCTGTATGGATAATTCGCCATCGGGTACCGCAGGCAAAGCAAGAATTTCCGTATCCTGGTAAAAATATTCTACCGGTTCAATACGCAACCAATCAAAGTTCGGAATAAATTGATTGGGCTCTATACCCATTCCGATGTTATCAATGCCGCGCAAGCCATCGAATAAGTCTTTTAAGGACGCAAAAAAAGCGGCATTATCAGCTCTGCGGATTTTCAGCCCACTTGTGAGCACCCTCAAACTACCGCACCCATCTTCGCTACTGGAATATGGCTGACTATCCGTACGACCATAATAGTCCGATTTTACTTTTAAACAATTGTCGGTAATAGCCTCACTCACATGACTAAGTGTTTCATTGATGGCATAGACACTTGCTTGAGTGGCTGGACACGTCTTAACGGTAGAAATCCTAAAATATGTCTCAGGTTCAAATGTATTTTGTATGGTCCAATCCCCCGGCAATACGGCTACTTCAAGAACTGCATAATATCCGTAGTCCCGCTTTAATTCAATAGTACCGGTAAATGTTTGGTCATAGGGGGAATAATTTGGCACTGGGTGACCACCTGGACCGGTTGGGGGAAATATATCAAACTCTTGTATAACCGTAGCATGTGGCCCAAGAGTATCGCCATTATCAACAGGAAACCATTCCAGCCACCGTAATTTTGCCCATAGGAAATCGTTATTTCCATTTACTATTGTAAAGCTCCCCTTAAGCCTTATTTCATAATCGGCTTCGCCATTAAAGCAGCTAATATTATCTTCAAATAGAATCTGAGGACTAGGTGGCGGCCCTCCAAATGCCTGGTTCGTTGCAACATTAATAGCTACGGAGGCAATCTGCCCCGTTTCTATTGAATTAAAGATTTCCCTTTCATAAATGGGTCTAAAATGCACGTAGCCACTCAATAACGACTCATTCGTTGCCGTTGCCGAACTATCACTAGATAATGAAACGAGCCCCTCGACGCGAACATCAAGCGCCTTTGCCGGCAATTCCATTTCAAAGTTCAATCCATTATATTGCTGTAGAGCTGTCAATTTATCAAAGGCGACATTGCTATCCAGATTTACTTTCTGATCGTATCTGTTGCGCAGTGTCATAAGGCAACCAGTTTTCTCAACTGGCAGCTTTACTAAACAGGATGTGCCACACGTTTCAGTATATTTCCCAAAATCGAGCTTGCCTTCAAGAATGATTTCCGGTTCATCATATATTCCGCATGCCTGCAGTGCCTTGAATGTAACATCTGCCTTCAATCCTTGCGTTTGCTTTTTATTACGCAGATAATCAGCAGCAATGCCGTAAAATCCTAGATCCGATGTACTAGCTTCGAAAAAGATACCGTGCCAGTTATCATCACGTTTAATATTCAATACGATATCCGCAAACCCTTGCGGTTCGTCAATCTCGAGATCGTCCAGATAGAATATAAAGTACATTACTTGCTGCTATATCTTTTGTCCATGTAAATTTTTCGGCTCATACCCTGCTGCTGCCATATTTTAAACCCATGTTCATCAATGTTGAATCCAGGTATATTAATATGTCTACCGACGGCTTTACCAAGTTTATCATAGTCAATGCCTTCAAATTTAGCTGCCGGCTTCTGCCACTGCATCAACTGTTTATCAACATTTGGCATCAGCATATCTTTCGTCTCTGTAGGATTATATACTTTGTCCTTAGCACCCAGCCAAACTATCTGCGGTTTCTTAGCAATGAACATTTGCCCGTTCTGTTCATACAACTCGGCGCCGGTTTCGCCAATTTCTGCAGGACCTTCATAACCACTTTTCTTACCGTGGCCGAAACGGGGCAGCGGCCGTGACGCAATAACAATAGCCTGCGCCGCTGCGATAGCTGCATATATTGCCCCCACAATGGGGCCGCCATCTATAAGTCCTTGCAGAAATGCCTGCGGAATCGCCAGTAAGGCTCGGAATACCGCTAGATTCTTATCCCTTTGTGCCTGTTGCTGTTTAGCCTTCTTTTCTTCCGCCTCGATTCTCTTATTTCTTTTATTGGCTTCAGCCTCAGTAATTGCTCCTGATTCTAAAAGGGATGCTATTTTTTCTTTTTCTGCAGCGATTCGATCATTCTCTTGTTGCGTCTGCGTTTCATTAATGTTAGCCACCAAATCGGCCAACTTTGTAGCAATTTGGATCGCTGCATCAATTCTTTTTCTTGTTTCCGCCTTTATTAAATCGGTCGTTGCCTTCTCATTATCTTCTGTGATTTTCTTTTTCTCATCTTGCAGTTGTTTATATTTTAAAATATAATCCTTTTCGCTTATGAGCTTCTTATTCTTTTCTTCTTCTAAAGCGGCTAATTGAATATCAATATTTTCAACCTGGAAATCCGCTAGTTGTTTGATCGCCGCTTTTCTCGCACTTAATGACTTCTTTTCATCGTTAATCGTTCTTTGCAATGCTCGATTAGAAGGGCCATTATCGGCAGTTCGAATATCAATTTCATACTGGGCCGCATCGTCAATAAATTTCTTTCGTACTATTAGGATATCCGCATCCCGCCTTGCATTGATCTCTTTTATTTTTGCCGAATTACCTTTTGCCGCATCGACTTCTATTGCAGCAGCAAGTTCAATATTTGCAATTTGGAGGACTAACCGGTCATCATCATTGGTCTTAATTTGAGATATCTGCGCATTGTTTAAACTTATCTGTGCTTCTATCGATTCACGTCGCACTCGTTCATTGTATTCTCGCTGAAGTTTTAACCGGTCCTGAAAGCCTTTTTCAATAATAGCCCGCTTTTCCGCTTCACTGAGTTTCGTACTGGTATTCTCAGATTGAGCCTGCAGCTTAATTTGTAGTTGCCGCAACTTTAATTCTTCTTCCGATCCTTCTTTCACGTTGACAAGTTGCGCCTCTATGCCTTGCAGTTGGAGATCGATGCGACGTTTATTAAATGCCGCTTCAAGTTCAAGTCTTTCCTGATTTGACTTAGCAATTAACGTGGCTCGTTCATTCTCAAGCAGTCCATCGGCGTTTAATTCTAGTGCGGTTCGTGCGGCAATTAATCTGCGTTGTATATTCAATTGCTTTTGACTTCCTTCTGCAGCAGCGGATAATTCTGCTTCGAGACCTGCGATAGTGTTCTTTAATCGTTCTTCGTTTAGAATTTTTTGCTGTTTAGCAGAAAGATTATTAATATTTATTTGATCAGCTATTGCCTGATCATCCAGTTTTCTGAGTTCAGCCTGCAATTCCTGGCGCTTCTCTAATTCTGCATCCGCAGTTTGCGCCTGCAAGTCCCTGAGCTCTGCTATTCGTTGTTTACGGGCTTCCGCTAATAGTTGTTCATTTACAATCCTCTGCTTAGCAATATCACTTTCCCTGACACCTTCATTTTCAAGAGCATTTATAGCGGCATCACCCTGTTGTTTAATAGCCTCCGTCCTTTCCTCGAAAACCTTCGCGCCGCCCGACAGCGCCGCATTCAGGCTGCTTGTCTGTTGTCTAGCAGCCGCTGCACTCTTACCATACGTCGCCAGGATCGTTATAAGCCCCGCCACGGCCACGACCAAAATACCGATGGGGTTAGCTGCCATGGCAGCGTTGAGCGCCTTCTGCGCTATCGTAGCGGCGCCACGAACTATGATCGATTCGGATTCGAGACCGTTTTCGATCACTTTTTGTGCGTTCTTAACTTTTAATTGCACATTGGTTGCCAGCAATGACAATGCACCTTCTTTTTCCAGTGCGGCACTTACGCTTTGCAATCCTTGTGTTATAGCTATTGCTGCGTTTACTTTGAGTAGTGTTTTTTGAAGATCCTCGTTTTCATCACCGAATAATGCAGCGGCGCCCTGAGCTACTGCAAACCCGCCTGCCACCGCCTGGGCTGATCCTAATAAATTGTCAAATGTTCTAGTATCACTTCCGGCGTTCTTAATTTCCGCTGCTGCATCACCAATTGCATCTTTAATGTTACCGGCTTCAATAACCATTTGCTTGTATTGATCGGTATTATCTTTACCCGCAAGTTTTAATTCTGCTATTTGTTGAGTGAGATTCTTTAATCGCTGGCGAAGACTGTCGGTTGACTTTTCAACTTCTGTGCCACCAGAGGCCAATGCATCTGTAAATTGCTCGACACTTACACCGGCATCTTTCAATGTCTCGATCACACCCTCCTGAAATCCGATCATAAAATCCTGCGCAACCTTTTTGGTAGCCTTATCGACATCTTCCAGGTTCTTTTTCAGCGGAGCGGTCGATCCTGCAGCCGATTTAATGGCGGATGATTGCTTATTGATCTCAGCGGTAGTTTGCTTGAATGCACCAGCCAATTTGCTATCAATGGCACCTGTCTTTTCAAGCTGATCAATAGCGGATTCAAGTTGACCCGTTTCAGTAAGAAATTCGATTATTACCTGTTGTGTTTCTGCCACTGTCTTTTATTTGCTTTTTGAGAGAAGCTAATTTTGTATCGAGTATTGACCAATACTCCGGTAGTGGCATGCGGTTGTACGCATCAATTAGGGAGGGATTAAAATCAGCTAACCAGTGAATTTGCTCAATATGCTCGTCTACTGATTTGCCGACAATATTTTTGTAACTGCGGTTCGGTGTATTACGTCTATTTGTTCCGATACCTGAAAAAACGTTCTTGTACTTCCGACGGCAGGTTTCAAGGACGGTATCAATTCGCTGGCAAGCCTGCTCAAAAAAAAATCCAGCGTTTCCGATGACTTCTTCCAGTTCTCGATCTTTGTTTTGTTATACACAAAATCGTAGGAATAAGGACTTTCGGTTTCGTCAAAGAAAATAACACTAGCCAGTTTATACACGAAATCGGGTAACAGCATCAGTTCCAATCGTTCCTTCAGATTCAGGTTCAACTGAGCGATGTACATCACATTTATCTTTTTGGGATCACTTAGCAACTTTTCCATCGCTTTGGTATGCAGGTCCAGGTATTCCCGATCACATCGCATCTCCATCTCAGTGTAAATTGCGAGGGTCGCCAACATTCGACCGGTTGGCACCTCTGCCGCTTGGTCGAACATATAATATGTAGTTCCACCGAGTTTGAATGCTTCCACTAATCGATACTTTTCATCCAGTAACCTGGTGCGGAAACGTTTCCTGAAGAGCTTTTTCCAATTCATTGATACTTTTTAAAGGAATGATTACTTCATTCGCTCGTTTTATTTTAAACTGGTTTTTCGTTTTTCGTATATAAATTACATATGCCCCCTTCCGGTATTTGTCATTACGAACGCCACCGCAATCGCAAGATCCCGAAGGGTAGAAACCATAGGATAATATCAGTGCGTTATACTCCAATTTGTTTTATTTTGGTTGTTACAAATAATAACACTTTGGAATAACAGGGCATACAACTCATACCTAAATGATTCGCATTATTCTCATTGTAATACCTAAATAACATTTGCCAATCCTCGTAATTTGACACCCTGCTTTGCAATATGCTGATATTTTTCACCTTTTGATAGGCGTTTAAGACATTTTCAGGTATCATTATCTTCTGTTTTATTCGGTGCCCATTTGTTGATTACTACATTCACACCCATTGCCCCGATAACCACCACCGGCCATTGCCATAATTCATGCTGCCAAGGGATCAGCCAGTATAAAACAGATCCATACCAAAAACTCATACACACATTGCACGAAAACAATGCCGGATGAACGGCGTCTGGCAGATGATCTTCGAGCCAATCGCCGAGCTTGCCGAAGATTTCATCCGGCTGCATCGTGTAATGGATAGAGAGAACGAGAAGAGCTATTATGATGATTTGGCTAATCATTTCAATTCAAAATTCAGCACCAGATCAATTCCCCCAGTATTATTAAAATGACTTTTCGAATCCTTAAACTGGTACCCAGGATGATTCCGTATGCTATTATCGATTTCTAATTGGATAGCATCCTTGATCTGCTGTTCGGTCTTTTGCTTATAATTGTAAATGATCTTTGAAACTTTCAGGGTGTCGCCTATGCGCTTTCCGAATTGAATGGTTTTAATCTGGCTTGTTTCAACAGAACAGCCTATTTTATATTTACCTGGCATTTTAACATCGCAACTCATGCTATGAAATTTTTATTAGTCCGGTTGAATTTCCTCCGTGATCAACTGTGATCTGTGATACCGGGTAGGTGTCAAACTTTATCTGCGTCGTTATGCCAGCGCTGACGTACTTTGTACCATCCCAATATATCACATCAACTTTTGGCGCCTGACCATACTGCAGAACCATTGATGGCCCATATCCGAACGTTGTCGATGGAGTGTTGAAAAACGGTATTATGGTTGGGTTGCAACAGGGCATCGTTAACTTATTAACACGTAACCGGTTGCCGGCCCCGAGTTTGTGATCACTATAGACGTAAGAATGCCATCAGTGAATACAGTTTGCACAGCCACATCAACCAATTGATATGTTGAGCCAGTGACTAAATGGTATACCTGAATGGAAGGGCTCGAACCAAATGAAGCCAGCAGTCCGGAAGTCCATTCGATTGTGACCATATCTTCACCCGTGAATGGCAACAGGATATTTTGATCACCAGCAACAGGCGTACAACTGAAATCGCAACCGAGTGTATCCTTCTCGTAAGTACCACCTTTGATAGTGAAATTGATGCAGTTGTATTCCTGAGCCACCTTGAACTTGACCGGCTTACATCCGCTGTCCTGAACCTGCAGGGTGAAGTCACCGGAATATTGCGTAAGCATGCCGGGTGGTAGGTCCGATACCTGAATTTGCCAGAAACCATCGGCGTCCGTGGTAAATTCTCCCTGGTATTTATTGCCGAATTTGTCTTCTATAATCCACGTGTAGCTAGTTAGTGGAGCTAATTGGGCAAAGACCTGGATTACAAGGTTGCACTTAGCTATATAGTCATGAAAGCAATAATCGCAGTTCATGGACTAAAGTTACAGGAATTTCAGAATAGATTGAAAGAAATGAAGATTATTTGGTTATTGCCGGTGTTTTTATTTCAAGCTCGTACCCGGTCAGGGTGAAGTAAAGGTTTTGGAGTTGGTGGACATATAGAACATCCCGAAGCTGACAGTCGAAATAGGTATATGTATAGACTGAAGCATCGTAATGTATTTCATGCCCATGTACCGCCAATTCAAATACGCCCGGAGCGAATATATTAGTGCTCTCTCTGAACTCAAATCTTTCCAACCATTCGGGCGTAAGGGGGATAGGGCAAAGATTGGGATACAAAGCCCGATTCCATTCGGCATGTTCATTTGAAACTTGCCCATATTTGCAAAATCCGATTGTATCCTCGTATTCATCATCAATATCAAGGGATAGACTGGTAACATGAACCAAATCCTCTTTGTATGTTAAAAGATTACCAATCCGGAGACTTTTTATTTCAACGACTTCATTATTCATAATCAAAAGTATAGTTTATTGCTTCAAAACCCATTTAAAAAATGTGTTGCAAAGGTACCTGTAAGTATCGAGCAAATCCGCTTGCTGCGCCGGATCTTCCCGGTCCCGTTTCTCAATACTTCCATCCGGCAGAACACGAACATTTTCGAAATCAAATACCAGGCCCTTGCATTTAACCGGGTCTATTGTAACATTGACCATAGCTAGTACGGCGTTTGCTAATACCTGGTTCTCTTTTACCTTAGGATTTACACTGGGTACCTTCAATTGACTGATCCCTAAATTGAGTTTCGACTTAATTACAGTGTAATAGTTGGCGTTGTCGGTAACAAGAGCCGTGGTATTTTGCCCGGTCGCATCTCCGGTCACCACCCAAAGGGCACCCGGATAATGCAAGGATAAATAGTCACAAAGTTTATATATATCGCTGTTGTCCATCTCTATGGCTTCGATGCCATACAGTCTATTGCCGTACCATTGCCACACAGATGCTGTGATTGGCGATTTATTGAAATCGAAAGAAACCATTGTTTCGTATGCCCTATTCCATGTGGTCGGTCCTAAATGTTTTGCCCTATCAAAGGCGAATATAAACGGTGAATTATTCTTCCGACGGCCCGGCAGACCCTTGGTAAACACCTGGTAATAATACGAATCGATATTTGCCAGCATTTCAAGAAATGCAATTCGCTCAGGTGACACCTTCGGATTATCCTTATAGGTTGTATGAGTCGATGTGTATGTGTAATTGAACGCCTTGCCATTGGGTAGCTGGAACTCCCAACTATAGGTTCCATTGGGATTCTTACCGGCAAAGAAGTTTTTCCACAACCAATGTTCCTCATAATCACCGTCGAATTCCGGGTTAAAGGATACTCGCTGTTTGATCTTCACATTATTCGCACGTAACGTTGTGGTTACTGTAATAAAATCGTCCAGTGTAAGCTGGTTGCCTTCTTCGATCCAACTATGCGAAGGATTACGGGTGGATTTTATGGACTGTGGATTGTCGCATCCACGGCCTAAGAACCGGTTACCATTGACGCACTCAATAGCCAAGGGTGCCACTTTGAACGTGAACAGATGATCAATACCCCAGCTCTCGCAGATATTCTTTATTGTCTCCCACTGGCTTTCCTTGATAGAATTGAAGGTCTTTTTGATCAGCATGCACTTGAAATACGGCAGGCTCAGGCAGTCCTTAATAAGCTGCTGTGCAATATCTTGTGACTTGCCACTGTCACGACCTCCCCAATAGAAATCAATATGCGCCTCTGATTTTAAAAGATGATGATAGCAGGGCAGGAATGCTTTTTTGGGGATATTAATCGTTATCTGGTTCGTCATCATCCGTAATGTTTACATTGATTACAGCAGCCTTCTGTTGATTGTCCAATTCGAAGATGCCCAAATGCCGGCCGATTTTTTCCAGGGCAGATATTTTATCGTAGAGCTTGAATTGAATGCTAGTCTTTTTGCTGACTGATTCGCCGGTACCACCCATTTCTATTACCGTCTTTTTTATTGACTCAACTGAGGCGGCTTTATCGCGGCTTATTTTTGACAAGTCTTTTATTTCATTCTCGGACTGAATATAGTCCTGAATATTAGCGAAGCCAATTTTCTTCAGTTCGTCAATAACTTGTTGGGCAAGCCCTTCGTTCTTATTAGATAAGGTTTTTTTTAGTTCTGAAATGAAATTTTGAACCTTAACATTACTGAACAGCCTAGAAGCCTGCTGTTCAGCAGTTTTTTCACTATAACCAGCTCTTATTGCCGCTTGCTTTCCATTGAGGTCTTTAATATATTCCTCACAAAACCTTTTTATTTTTGGGGTTAATTCATCCATTTGTTAAACAAAGTTACTTAATTTTCACATTTTCCTGAAACTTCAATTATTTCGTTCCACGTGGAAAACCCTCACCCGACACAAAAAGTACTCCGCCTTAAGCGTTGTCATGTTCAAACACCACCTGGTACCATAGGTCGGGCAGGTATTTGATGGTGGATAAGTGATCGTCCGGTAAGTGCCCTTACGTTTTTTGGTGGTGAAATATTCCATGACACCTAGAGATCCAAGATACACTGGTCTTTCTGCAGGATGTTTCATGTTGTTTTAAGTTTTTGCTTCCTGGTAATATTCCATATCCTACAATTTCTCCACCATAAACTTGACCACCGACCCGGCCAACTCCGTCGATGCTGCTTTCATGGCCTTCATGTCTTGTTTGTCTATGGCGGTCATTAACTGTTCGAATTGACGGTAGAGATCATCGGGAGATGGTGTTGCTGTTTTCTCGGCTTCCTTGCCTATGGCAATTAAAGCGGATTGGAGCTTACGGGTGTATTGGGGTGTCATGGTTTAGATTTGAATATTTGGTATAGTTGCGCGGTGGTGATATTCTGTATCATATGGTTGATAACACGTACAACGATTCTTTACCGTTCCCACCACCACTTCATCATACTTCTTTGCCCGCTCAATGACGAAGTCCACCTTGCTACTCCCGAGTTTCTTTTCCGGGTGATGGTCCACATACTCATCGATCTGCTTAAACAGGGCCATAGCTGATTCCTTCCAGTCACGGAGATGTTGGAGTTTGCTGGTGGTGGCGGCCTGATCTTTTCCGTACAGTTTGTTCCTCAGTTTGTTGTTTTCCTCTTTCAATATCGCAGCCTTTCCGATCCAGAACGTGATCAGTTTTTTTAGCCGATCTCTCATTCGCTGGTAATTGCATCCCGACATTGCGTTAACCGCTATCCATTTTTGTTCAGTGTTTATTATTTCTTGTTGGGCATACGCAAGTGTCATTCGTGAACAAAAACGGTTACCGTGACCTCCATTTAAACCGCCGCATTCTGGGCATTTGCCAGTATCTTCCTCTACAGCCGGAGCGGATGGGGGTTGTGTAAACCGGTGCCAAAAATCGCTGGGATGATACGTTTCAAATCCACCATTCATATATTTAACAATCCACATTCCTATACCAGCAGCAGTAAAGACCGACCTGTTTTCAACTAAGAAATAGGGCCCACGTCCGTCCTCTTTATATATAGCAGATTCACCAAGCCATTCCTTTACCTGTTCGAAATTTTCGTCAGTAAGCTGTACGGCTTCTACTGTTTGTATGTATTGTTGCATTGTTATTGTTTATCGAGTTTGGTAATATCTACTCCCAATTCTTTCAAACGCCGTTTGCAGTCGTTAACCGTCCATTCGGCATCTGATAGGTTATTTTTCAGTTCCTCGATTTCTTCATCGCGCTCAATTTCCTTTTCTTCCTCACGGTAACAATCTTCACAGATGACAGTATTCGGAAACCACTTTTCGCTACCGTAGCCATCATTGAGATCGAACCAGCCTTTGCACTTCTCACATTGGCATGGCATTTCCATATTGTGATCAGGTGTTTCGTATGCCATATTGTTATTGTTTGTTTATGTGTTAGCCGTTAACTCAATATTTAATAATTGCAATATTTTGAAATAGTCTTCGTGTGTTAATCCTGGATTAATGGTTGTAAATTGCCGGTCAGGCGTTTTATTACACCAGTGAAGTTGCGCTATACTGAAGTCACCATAAAGCCCAATTGCGCAAACGAAATCACTATTGCTTTTATGCACATAAGATTCATATAATGGATATTCGTCTTTTAATACCCATCCTTGTGACAAAAGAAACTCCCGATTAATTTGAATCTGCTGCTGAACCCATATTGAATAGGGCGTAGTTGGTTCTTTCATGTTATTATTTTATATTGTTATCCCCAGTCATCCAGACCGGGTTCTATATTTTTCTTTACCATTTTGCTTAAACCAAGTTCATACGCACATCCAAAATCTTCACAAGCAGGGTGCCCATCACATTTCGAACAGGGCACAAATTCTAATTCGTCATCCTGATCATCGGCTGGATCAATGAGATTGTCTTCAGGTGTCATGCTATTTTCTATTAAAGTATTTACAAATCAGATATATGCCGTAACCAACGAACGCTATTGTACCACCTATGGCCCATCCCAATTGGAATATGAATACCATTTGTTCTATGTTAGTTGTCATGTTATTGTTTATTTATTGATGTGGGGGTTAGCGGTTTTATTACATGCGGGGCATGTATGTTTCCCATTTCTGTGAAATTTCCAGCCTGCTTTTTTCGCGGCTTTTCTTGCTAAAGAATATGATTTCGGGCCATCTGCTACATACTCCATTGGGAATTGTCTGAAATCTGTTTTGCTGTTCGGGTATATGTACCCATGCTCGTGAGCAACATCGTTATCACAATAGAGATGCAATACATATCCGCTGGCGATGCTCATTATTACCCTTCTTTAGATTGGTTAGTGGTTACGTCAATAATATCTGTAATCTGTATAGCCCCTCTTACACGCCATTGATGACCGCAATTACTACACTTTGCCTCAACTTTATATGGGTCACCTGATTCTAAATTCCCATAGTTTCTATCAAACTTGCCATCGGCAACCTCCCAGGTAATAGTAGCTCCGCTCCAAACTTCAATTAGGTTGATATTGGCGCTTTTGCATTTAGGGCACTTAACTTTTGTAAGTACTATCTCCTTGCTCATTCCCCCACCTCCCCTTCCCCTGCATAGTTGGTGAGGGCTTCCCTTGCTGTAATGCCGGCGAAATATTCATCGGGGTATTTATCGCTTATCTTTCTCAACGCATCTACCAATACCTGGGTACTAGAATTGACGGCTGCGAGTTCGGCATCCTTACGCCGCAATTCATTTGAAAGGTTGGTAATCTCTGACAGAAGTATTTCTTCATTCTCTACCAATATCTTTTCCCTTTCCATCGCGCGGGTGGCTTCGGCGGTGGCACCAGCTTGATAGGCCATGCGTTCAGTAATTGATTTCGCGGCCATACTATCGCCAGCATAATGGTGAGAGTCTTTTTTTATTCGATCAATCGTTTGCTGTGGTAGTGTCATTGTTGGCATCGTTTGCTTTTTTAATTTTCCGTAAACAATTATTGCAGGTCACCTCACTTTCATCGTTCGTCACGTTCTCATATTCATAACCGCATAAGGTTTCTGTCCAGTATCCGGAATTATCGCTTTCGGTTGGTGGATCGTAACCGGCGTAGTGGAGGATATTACTTTTGCTCATTGTTGGTGGTGTTTGGTGAAAGCCTAAGTGTTTTAAAAAGTCGCGGCGGCTCATACTCTTGATTCTTTATAGGTTGATAAAGGAATTATTTCAGTACCGGTATCATAGGAATAATGAAAGTCATCCATGCAACGGATATGAAACTTGCTGGAATACACTTCATCGTTTTCAACGCAATGGCGAATATCTTCCAGGCTGGCCTTCCCGAAATCTTCACTGCTCCCGTACAGGATCAAATGCCTTCCTTCCGGCCCATACCTAAACCAGCCACCACCTTTTACATCTTCTTTTTTATTTACAAGTTGGTAGTGATAGGTTACCTTTCCGATGATCAGCGCATCGCCTTCGATAATGAATTTGCAAAAGACATCCATACTTTTTATAGGTTTAGTGGGGGTTATTTATATTGTCAAAATCCCCTTCTACATCATCATGCCCGTGCATAATCACATTGAATGCGGGCGTGGTGACATATTCATCAATGGAGCAAATCTCATCGAGGGAATTACCCCAATAGCTCCATTACTTCTTTTAGCTTTTCCACCGCCACTGCCATATCTTTATCTCGCTTTTCTATTCCTTCTTTATGAAAGCTACCCTCAGACATGAATCCGGGCGTAAACTTCATTTGCTCATTTACCCCGTTTATCATTGAAGCGAGATAATTGATTGTGCCAGTGGCAAGAATGATTTTGCTGAACGAATCGAGTTTCTGTGACATACTATCTTATTTTACTTGGTTTGGTTAATACTTCTTACCATGCATATGCGGCCTACTTTCATTATATCGCATCTTCGCTTGTATGTGGGCTTCCAGGTTGATTCCTTTCGAATAGGCGAGATCAAATATTCGAATACAAACGTCTGCTAATTCGTCCTCAAAAGTGCCTTTTAGATAATTTGTGAAAACAACTTCAAAATGGGATTTGCTTTCCGATTTATTTACCATTTCAATATCACCTTCAAAAAAGTGATTCTTTCTGTCGGCTTCCATTGCCTCGGATACTTCGCTTACTATTAGCATTAACATTTCACCTAAATTTCTTTCCTTATCCCAAAAACCTTTATTGCGGGCATTTTCATGTATCTGTTTTGATAGTTCTGAAATAGTCATCTTACTTGTTTTAGAATTAAAGTATTTTTTTCGTTCAGTCCTTTTGAGCGCAATAAACTATTAAATGACTCTGTGAAATCGGTAGTAGCATTCACATCTGAGTCTTCATCATATATTTTATAATAAACTGGCTCATTCGGATATATAACTTTTTCCACTATCTCCTTTGCCACTTCCTCCGTACACTCCCCACTAAGGCAAATGATCTGCCAGGTGCCGGATAATGGTATTCCACCGGTCTTATAGTCATCATCACCTTTATGTTTTTCGAGATGCTTTTGCAGCCTATTATAATCCGATAAAATATCATCATTTACCCAAGCCTTGTAATTCGGCTCTTTCCAGATGAGGTAACCCATATCAAACTTGAAATTGATTGCCCCTTCCGGTACCTCAACGCCCCACCATTCTCCCCGTAGATTATGTAGTGTCATGGTTGCTTAATTATTTTTTCAAACATTGGGCAAGCCGGATCGTTTGCCTTGATCTTTTTAAGCCCATACGAGGTATTGCGCCCCTTCTGCTTGCCGCAATATTTCATCGATGAATTATACTGGTGCTCATACATATGAACACAATGCTTGCACCGGTTGGCGGGCTTGTCTTTTGAAACAGGATCAATACTGAATAATGTGTTCATCCTTGCTGTGTTTGTGGTGGTTGAATTGTTTTTGCGTCTATTGCCTGTCCTGAATCAATCAACGAAAACAGATCGAACCTCTGTTTGAGCAGGTAGTGTGTAAGCTTGTGGCAACCTCCGACTTTCCATAGTTCTCTTGTCTTCCGCTTGTCAATCTTGTCGCTGTACCATCCTATCTCGATATGACCGACAGTATCAACTTTATTCTTTTCATTGTATATTGAAAAGTATTGTCCGCTGGTATATCGATCAGAACTATAACTGGCCCCTATGGTATTGTGATGATGCTGTATTTCAAATGTGAAGTCAGCGCTATTATTCGGTATTGCGCACAGCAGCTTGCCGCAATGAAGGATTTCATCATCTGTCATGCTGGACAGCCTTCTTAATATGGGCTTTATTGAATCAGTCCAGGAATATTCGTCTTCCGGATTTTCGATCCTATATGGCTTAGGGCTGCTGTAATCAATTGATGTGAATATCCATGCTCGATCGTATTGTTCATGTCCTTCAGGGAACCAGGAATACATGCATCGGCACCCAATAAAATACTGAATAACATCTTTCAGTTGTATCATGGTTATTGTGTTTTTATTTTAGTACTCCAAACCGTCACCGGCGCCTTCAGCACCCTTTTGCGATCATCCAAATACACGGTATCACGGCCCTTTATTATCGCATATCCTTCGTAGCTGTGGGCGATCTGCATGCGGCCGCGGGTGATCAGGAAAGTAGCCCGAACGGTATCTGCTTTGAATACCAGCTGGGCTGGCCGGTTGAAGTCGATCTCTGCGACGATATTGTTTTTCCGGTCCTGTGCATAGGTACCACCGGTGCAGAAGAAGATGTAAAGGGAGAAAAGTATCTTTTTCATTGTGTTATTCCTTTAAATTTTATGGCTCCCTTTTCTGGATGGCGATAATTCATAAGGGGATCATGAACATACCGTCCGTTGCCATCCTTCAATTTCACCCAATAACGGCCTTCTTTGGGTCGCCAATCGATCGTATTATCGAGTTGCTGCAGGCATTCCGCCATTCGCACTTGCCATTCATGTGGCATTGCCTGCATTACAGAGCGTGGTATGGTGAGATACTGAGCATAGCTGAGCTCGAACCAGAGATGTATTGGCTCGGCTGATTCCTTGTAGACGTCTAAATTCATGGCCTGTTGTATTTTGATTGTGAACAATTAGCCGGGCAACCGTACTTAACCGGTGCGCAGGATGTCTCGATCAGCGCGATCGCTAGGGCGATAATGAGTAGTTTCATATTAATAGTTTATTTTGTCCGACCAGCAAATTATCTGGCCGCTGAATACCTGGTCTTTTTTCTTCGGATGAATAGTGAACCAGTTGATAAAATCCTCAACGGTAAGCGCGTCATTGGCAGCAATTATTTTTAGACCATGAACCTCAGGGTCAAAGGTGCCGCTTCCAACGCCGGGCAATTGCCATAAGGGTTCACCGGCAATGACACGAAGATTAAATTCCCACACCTTCTTAACCTCCACCTGTGCAAATTCAATTTGCTTACTTCGGTACGCTTTCTCCGACCACACACGCAGGCTTGCCATGTCACCCGGTTTCCAACGGTTGCCGGCGCGGATGGTGTGGTGTTTGGGCCAGGTACAATTGTAGTACTCATGCCAGTTGTATATAGTGAAATGATCATTCATCTTCCATCCTGGTTGGCAGTCTGCCAGACCGGCCATGATCTTTTCGACGAAGAAAGTAGGCTGTCCTGCTTTCGGATGGCCTTTGGGGAAGAAGCGGGAAAATATGATTACTTTCATGTAGTTGTATTTAAAAGTCGTATTTTACAGTTCGCTTCAAATACAGCCCTTGCAAATGCTTCAGGGGTTTCACTTCTTTCATCCTGCCGCCCTTCTCCTGGTGAAGCCAGCCAGATCTTTTCGATTACGCCCGGAGGCTCAGTTTCATAAATAAACTTCGGCATAACAAATCCGTTGCCAGTCCACAGGCAGGTCTTCTTTGTCCATAAATCGCCGTAATTCCACGGTTGGAAGTAATGATCAGGTCGTCTGTGATGCGTCGGAATTACTCCCACTGGATTTTCGCACAAGTAAGGGGCTCCACTCCAGGAAGCTATTTGTTCGCATGAATTAAATAGGCTGAGCGCCTCCATCAGCATAGGGATATCTTTCATTGGTCTGCCATTTTTACCTGAATAGTCCTGGGCGCCACTGCCGGCAACATGGGTACATACCGGGAAGCAGGCCACGAATGCTATATAATACTTCAGAAAAAAGTCAGCATCAAAGTGCAACGGGGTCCAGCTTCTGGCATCACCAAAAACAAAATGAATTTCTCCGCAGCCCTCAAACCTTTCAACCTTATGCTGCCCTTTCTTTGTTGCACGAATAGAGTGCTGGATGTCTACGCAGATGCAGGTAAATCCATTCTCTGCCCATGGTCTGGCCATAATTCCGGATTTGTCGCACATAGATATCATTACTGGTTTCATAACTTCTTCAATTCATTTTTGTAATACCTAATCAACACCTCCACCTCTCCTCGCGACCACTTTTTCACGCCTCTGGATCTGCTTTCCAGGATCAGTACTCTTTGTTCGCCGTAGCGGGAGACGAGGCCCTGGCGGTAGCGAATGAGGTTGCCGGAAAGGAAGGTGTTACAACGCGCACAGCAACCGTTCACATTTAACTCGTCGAACCGTAGCGCACTGTGGTGGCCTTGCGAAAAATAGTGGCCGGCGTGTTCTACCTGACCCTTGCAGCGGTCTGAGATGCATCCTTTGTCCTTGTCGCGTGCCCGGATATACGCATTGAAAACCTTTTGGCAATCGGCGAGCAGGCGCGGGAGAGGTTTGGGAGATTGCGTTTTCATGTTAAAATGTTATTTCCTCCTTGTTGTCATCGGCATACGGTAAACTGACAGGGCGCCATGTGCTTGTCGGTGCGATTTGTGGAAAGCCGTTTCCATCCCAATCAAAAAATTTTTGTATGCCCAGGTTAGCGCGCAACTTTATCGTGTCCAATGATCCGTTTCGGTGTTTCGCAATCTTCACATGCGTTTCACCTTTTGTTGATTCGCCCATCTCACTTGACTGTTCACCGTAGTATTCGGGCCGGTAAAGAAACATGACCATATCCGCATCCTGCTCTATGGCACCAGATTCACGCAAATCTGAAAGTTGTGGCATCTTTTTTTCACCTGCCCTTTGCTCGGTTGCCCGTGAAAGCTGCGAAAGCGCGATAACTGGCAAGTGCAGTTCTTTTGCTATCTGCTTTAACCCTCGGCTGATCTCTGAAATTTCCTGTTCACGGTTTCCCTTTTTACCGGTGCCGCTCATTAGCTGCAGGTAGTCTACTACAATCAATCCATCGTCAGTTCCGAACTGCCGAAGCCAAAGTCTTTTTAACCGGCGGCACCTGGCGCGCAGTTCGAAAATCGACAAGGCTGCTGTATCATCAATGAAAAATTTAGCGTTCACTAATTTCTGAATAGCCTTTGCGTACAGCGTCGCCATTTGCCCATCATCCAGATTACCATTTTGAATGTTATCCAGATACATTCCGCTTTCCGCTGAAATATTTCTGTTTGTTAATTGCAGTGTTGACATCTCAAGAGAAAAGAAAGCGACCGGTACCGGTTTTAAAGCGTTTAGAGCCCCATTCCTTGCAATCTGTAGTGCGAGTGCAGTTTTCCCTACCGCAGGTCTGGCAGCAAGAATTATAAGGTCCGTAGGCTGCCAGCCATGCGTTATACGATCAAGATCAGCAAATCCACTTGGCACACCCGTAATATGTTCATTTTTCAGCCGGAGCGCTTCAATCCGGTTTATCGATTCCATCAACGCTACATCCATCGTAACATATGATTTCGCAATCCCGCCGGTTGCAAGTTCTGTAAATTGCTTTTCGTGCTGTTCCATTAACTCGAATACATCTGTCGTGCTTTCGTATGCAGATGTAAGCACCTCCCCGCTAATCCTGATCATTTCGCGTGCTAAAAACTTTTGCTTTATGATCCGGGAGTGCGATTCAACATTGGCGCCCGAAACTACAGAGCTAGTAAGCTGAGTTACATAGTAGGGGCCGCCGATGTTTTCAAGTTCGCCCATGGAGCTTAATTGTTCTACCACGGTCCTGATATCGATAGGGATGTTCTTTTGATTCATTTCAACCATGGCCCGATATATCCGCTGATGCGCGTCTACATAAAACGATTCTGGTTTCAGAATTTCCAATGCAATGTCAAACGCATCGCGTTCAAGCATGATCGCTCCGAGTACAGCTATTTCGATTTCCCTAGCCTGGGGTGGCACTTTGCCGAAAACCATGGTACTCAAATCAATCGGAGGTTTTCTATTTTCCCTTTTAGTTTGCATTAGTTCGTATTGTTTCGATATTTGCCCTCTATGATTTTCAGGTAATTCGTATCGTTTTCCATGATCCAATCCCAATCTACCTTCCAGTCGGTACTTTTCCCTTGCAGGTAATGGCTGTTTTTAATCTCAGAAAGAATTTTGATGAAGTCGAAAGCGGGTTCCCGGATACGTGATTTGAATTTCTTCAGTCTGCTGTCAGAAATCACTTCCACCTGTGATATTCCGTAGGCTTTAACCGTCACATTCCAGATATCGCAGTAAGGCTCAATGAATTTGGGTGAGTTATCGAGTATAAATCCAGCCAATTTTGTTTTCTGCTCTGCGACTTGGGGCAGTTGTTGCACCACCATCAGCAGTTCTGCATATTGGTTTTTTAGCTCGGTTTCCTTTTCCTTCTCGACGTGCAGTTTGGGCCGGCGTGGTTCTTTTCCGGGCAAAAGGTTTTCAGACTTTCCAAAAGTCTTTTCTTCTTCCTTATCCTTATCCTCTTCTTGTCTTTTCTTTTCCTGTAGGGTATCAGATACCCTACAACCTACCCTACCGGGTACCCTATCCATCAATCCATACTTTTTTAAAAGAATTATTATTTTCCGATGCGGAACACATGATTCAGATAATTGACCGTATTGAAATTCGCAGAAACCAGTAATCCATATCTTATCATCATTGTAAATTTCCAGCCTTAGCTTGTCCCGATTTACCGCATCCATGAATTCAGTAAGGATAATTTCTTCACCAATGAAGAATGCCAATGCATCCATATCAATCGACCACATACCGGCCTCATCGCACTCATCACATAAAAAATCCCATGTACATTTAAAAGCTGGTTTTAACTTACGGTACCAGGCTTCACGGCTTAGTTTTGTATCCCGGAATCGTTTTGCCATTTATAGGTTAATTAGATTTTGAGTACTATTAAACATTGCATAAGCCTCTTCAATTGTTTTTCTCCGAAGATTAATGATAAAACTTACTCCATCGCCTCCGTACGAAAAAATTGATAGTGTGGGACCAAACTCGACGTGATCGTATAAGATCATTAGGACGTAAATATTCTTATCATAAAGGAATCTTTTTGTGCACTTTAAGGGAGGACCGAGTTCGCTAAAACTTTTCAGAGATTCTACGGCGGAGTGGCAATGCTTGCAGTATGTAATAAGGCTTGTTAACTCATAGTCCCATGGCTCACTACCAGCAGTATATACTTTATGGTGAACGTGTAGTTCCGTTTCTGTATCTCCACAAAGAATGCAGGCAAAACCGTCTCGCTGTAACACTTCTAATCTCTTGCGCTGCCATCTTGGATCTTTCAATTTTTCCGAATATGATTTTCGTTTTGCCATCTATTCAGTTTTTTAAGGCGTGGAGTTTTTAACATCATATTATTCTGAGCTTCGGCATGATCATTGGAACTTCTAGCCAGTCAAAAAATTCCTGTTCCGATCCCCATACCGGCGGTCTTTCGGCCTGGTCGTTCATGCACACCCATTTACTTTTACCGTCTACTTGTTTATGTTCAATGCAATCCTTCATTAATCTCAGCCCCTTGTCAGATCCGCACCAGCCTTTACGTCGCCAGGCGGTTGCGATTGTTCGGGCCGCATAGTCAGCCGAGCCGGTCCTAATCGCGTATTGTCGGTAATAGTCATCCGAATCGGGCATGAATAGGTCCAGATTGATTCGCTGATGCAGTTGTATCTGCATATATCTGCCATCAGGTTTGCCTTTAATAATCTTACCGAGTGACTTAATAACTTCGACAAAATTTTGGCTGATCACTTTTTCAACGATCACATCGGCGAACAGACTTTCCTGACTAGCATCTATGTACCTGGGCAGGCATACTAATTCTATGTCCTTAACATCGGGCTTCTGTCTTCTTATCGATCCGGCGATATTCAATCGATTACAGAATGGCTGTAGTCTAGTGCCTATTTTTATTGCAATTTCTTTTGCTTCGCTAAGTCTCATGTTACAAACCATTTAAACGTTTGTAGGGCCGGATTAAAAACCAGTAATCACGCTTCAGCCAATTTCTCAATCTCATAATGTATTGCCAGCATATCGTCATGAATAAGGATATCATTTGTATCTGCCAGTTCATTCACTTTTTCGATTGAGTGAATCACCGTGGTGTGATCCTTTCCTCCCATCCTGGTTCCGATCTGTTTTAAGGTCATGCCGGTGCAGATCTTTGCATAATAAGCAATCAAATGTCGAGTTATTACTATCTCCCGCTTACGGGTCTTCCTGTAAACCTTATTCGGATCCTGTTTTCGAATGCTGCAGATAATTGCTTCAATCTGATCGAATGTCATTTTGTTGTTCGGCTGCTTCATCACCAGGAGCAGTACAGATTCGTTTCCGGTTAACTTCTTGATACGCCTTTCTGACTGCGCAATAATCTTTTTCACTTTGGGGTGGGATATTTGCATATAATATCGGTTGGGTTCTACTTACACTTTATAATCATCTTCATAATCGTAGTCATACTCGAACTGTGCCCGCCAGTTTTCATCTTCGTACTGCTTCAGCTTTGCTATTTCGCCTATAGTCCGATCGTTGGGGTCTTTTGCTTTTATCCGTTTGCATTCTTCCTCAAAGTTCCTCATAAGATACCCGCCGTCCTGGCGCTTACTTGCGCATGATTTCGCTATCTTATATTGCTCGACAGCCTTATCGACGAGACGCATGCAGTCTTTACGGGTGTTGTCAATTTCTGTATTTGTGATTCCGTTGTCACTTTCGATCGACATTGCAACTTCAAAATGGCAATAGTCAAAGCTGCGCATAACTTTTACAGATGCTGATTTTGTGATGGTTGACATAGTGTTATTTATGTAAGTGAAAAATCAATCGTCGCCTCTTCCTCGCTGATCTTCATTGGCATAATACCCATGAAACCTTTGGCCTCACCAGAGGGAAAGAATACCATCATGTCGTTATTTTCGTAGAACCGGCAGATCAGGTTTTCGGATGGGAATAACTTTGCCGCCAGGCTGATGAACTTTGGGTTAAAGCAGACAAACGACTTTTTATCGAAGATGCTTTTCGCTACCGCATCAATGATGCTTTTGTGATCCGGAAACTTGAATTCGCAGGCAATGTTGTAATCGGCTTTAATGCCACCTTTTTCAACATGCAGAGTATCTTCTTTCACGGAAATAGTATCGGCGTCTTCGATAGCCTCCCATACGTCACAGTGGATCAGTTTACCGTTTAGTTGTCGTATGGTTTCGTCGTCCAACTTTGAGTACTGTTTAAGGTTCAACTGAGCGATCACATGGGCGTTAGTGGCCGTTGCAATCCCGTCAATGATCTCGATGTGTTGCAGGGCCGGACGTAGTTCGTCATCGCTGCAGGCTAAGTGTAGGGGCGGTAAAGTCTTTTTTGACATGAGAATTATTTGAAGTGGTTAAAAATATACTGTTCAATATCCGGTATCCTGAATGTCTTGCCCGGCCTGTTATTCTTATACCAACATGCCTTTTGCGTTGACGGCCAATAGTCCATTCTACCTTTCTTTACATGAAACAAACTGAAATGATATTCACTATGTTGGGTGATTTTAAAATCAAGATCCTCTGCCAGAAACAGAACCACATCGGTATTCCACTTTAATCGTTTAGCCTTCACCTTCTTTGATTCCTCCCTCATTTGCTCGTACATGTCACCTATCTCACTCATTTTAATTTTTCGTTTTATTAATATTCACAACTTTCGATGTGTTGGGTCAACGGATTAAAATTGCATTGTCAAATCCTGATTCGGGTCTGGAATCTCTAACCCGAGAAAATCACTGGCCCACATCCTGATCCGATCTACATATTCTGCGAACTGTGTTTTAGTCAGCATGGCCGTGCTCTTCGGTAATTCCATCACTTCTCCGTGTTCACTTACAATCTGCTCATAATTGAACTTCAACTTCATCAGTTCGTGTACATCTTCATCTTGAATCCATGTGTGACCAAGTTCGCGCAGGCGCAGGGTTATCTCTTTAACTACTACGCCGAAATAGTACCGGTTTTGCGGGCTGCTACGCTTACTACTCTTGCGCTCGAACCTGATTACAACGTTCTTTCCAGGATAATGCCTCGCCCATTCAACAAGCCGGTCGCGGTTCTGGACGTGGAGAACGCCAGCGTCATCGATATGGCCGTTTAGTTCGAGGCGTTCCATTAGTATAAATACCCCGGTTTTTCACACATAAAGATTCCATCCCAACGATCCGACCAAAAATCGTGAGACTGGTCAAAGGAATCTGTAAGTATGCAGTGATTAAATTTGTCGAGGATCTCGTTAAATTCAGTGGCGCCGTGTTCAACCAACTTTGTTTCGATTTTGTGCACCGAAACGCCATTCTTTCTATCGGCAGCGATTATGTAAGAATCTTTTACCTGACCCAGGCCACACAGGTACATTGCAGCCTGCATATAATAACCCCGCTGCATTATTTCACCCTGGAACTTTTGAGGGGATGCATCGGTACAGGTTTTAAGATCAAAGATGATTTTTTCACCATGCCCATCAATAAATCCTTTAAACCTAAAATTTTTGAATTCCCATTCTATCGGCTTTTCGTATTCAGATGCCATCTGCAATATCTTCGCCGAAGCGCGATTACTGTGTATATTTTCGGCAGCTATTTTGGCCGACACATAATCAGCGGTTTCTACTATTTGCTTTTCACCTGCCTCTTGTAATGCGGCCTGATACCACTCTTTATATGCCTTTGTTGACCTCGGCTTTGCACCACCTATTTGATTGCATATTTCGAGGTCTTCAATAATATGGTACCTATTAAAAAAGTCCTCGGGCTCCAAAACGAGGCAGTGCAGCATACTTCCGTATTGCATAGCTTCAGTATCTTCTTTTACTCCGAGCTTGTAGTCAATGAATGTGCGCGGCGAATTCTTAAAAGCAGATATTGATGAATATGACAAATGATCATCGTGCCCCATAAGCTTATGGACAATTCGATCAATGTGCTGCTGCCGGTTGCTGACTTGTACTTCCATTTAACTGGGTTTTTCTTGCATTTAATAATTTCATGAATTCCGGGTTGCTATGCAGGTCGGGACTGTTTGTGTAGATAGCAGCTAAATTCTCTTTATCAGCTTCGGCAATAACGGCTTTCAATTCATCCGGGATTTCCACCTTGTCGGCTCTTTGCAGCTTGCTATTTAGCATATCTCCATAATTGACCATTTCGTTTCTGTTCAAATCCTTTCCGAATATTCGCCCGAATTTTTCAGCAGCATCTTTAAAGGCATATGTTTCAGCGGCAGGCGCAGCCATTTGAACAGCGGCAGTATTTACCTGTGAAAAATCGGTTGCAGATGCGCCCTTTGCGGTTTGAATAGGTGAAGCTCCTACTCCATCCTGCCAATCCCATTCCCCGGTAATAGGATCAAGCACATGAAGCCGTACTGTTGCCACAACGCTATTCGCGATTACCGCTACTTCTTTTACCTCCAAACGCCATTTTATAAAAATAGAAGTAAGCAAGTATTCAATAATTGCAACCGGCAGGTAATTGCTGTTATTTGCAAATTTATTTTGCTTGATCCATTCCTGCTTTGGCTGGCAATTGAGCAGTTTATTTAGGTCATTGAACCTGCTGGCTAACTCTATATCGCTATAGAGTTCTTCCAGCTTCGGCAATTGTCTCGTATGTTTTTGAATGTCTGACATAGTTTTCTTTTAAAGGGTTAAAATCAAAACAGAAGATCGGGTGTAGCATCATCGAACCCGAATTTCACATCGGCGTCATGCTCCAGGTCTTCCAGCTTGCGTTTTTCCTCCCTGATGGCCTTGTCAATAGTGCTTTTCTGAGTGGCTACAAAAAGAGCTTTGGCCTTAGCCGTCAATTGCTCGAATGATTGCTTCACATCTGCCCACCGCCCGATCAGATACTTCGCCGTTTCTTCGAAGTAATGACTATAGTAATCAGGCTTATCTTTCCATGTCAATGCTTCCGATTCTGTAGGAACTTCGGCCAAACGGGCATATTTACTGTTATAAATAACCCATTTGCCTATAATACCGATACAGGCCGGATCGGGTGTTTTATCGTCGTACCAGATTTCGATTTTGTTGAAATACTGCTCTTTTACGGATAGAGCGGCCAAATCCAATATCTCTACAGGGATAGGCGTCTTGTCGTACTCCTTAATGTCAACGCGTCGTGGGCATAGCTGTAGGAAGACATTCACCAGCGATGTTTTCATGTGCAGGAACGGAATAGGTGATTTGTCTTTTGCCTGTATCTTAGTTTGTCCTTGCAAACCGAGTTCATTCACCAGGTTATTCCACTGATCTAACTTTTCGTTATCATAGATCAGTTCTTGTGTTTCCTCGATGATGTAAGTTTCAACCACTGTTTTCATACTGGCTGAATTGTTTTTTGTAATTGATTTCATAACTTTACTTTCGATTTATAGTTTATAAAATGTTGTCCATTCAACCCCGGCTCTAACCGGGGGTTTGTTTTACTCTTCCGTTGTTTTCTGGGCTGGCTGCTGTTTGATTATAGCTTGCGTGGCAAGCACTTGTCTTACCATGTACACTGTGCCTCTTATTTGGCGTGATAACCAATCTTTCCTTCCACTTTCTGTTTCGTCTTTTGGAATTATTTTGGGGCCGTAGTGCACATAATGCTGTTCAGTAACCATATGCTTAGCGATCTCAAATATTTCTTTTGATGTTCCCCAGTCAAATACTTCGCATTCTGGGCAATGTGACCAGAAAGTAGGGTCACCGGAATTATCCACCGTTTCAATCGGTGATAATTTGCCACCGCAACCACTACATACGCCGCCAATATTATCTATTGTAGCCTGACACGTCTCTTTGCTTGTCTTGTATTGCTTTTCTATTGTATTGTTCATAGTTGTGTTTGTTTGCCTTCAAAAAACTCCGCTCCCGACCACTCGGCCAGCGGAGAAACCTTGACCTGTCCTGAAAAATCTTTCAAAAAGTGCCAGAGCCTTTCCCAACTCCGGCGGTGATCTGTTCTACCATGAAATAAGATATTGGTCGCCCGGGTCTTAACCGATTTGTGAAGCAGTCATAAGATCCATTCGTCGATCTTCACGACCAATAAGAATTTTAAATTGACGGATGGCAGGATTTAACTACCGGGGGTGTTCTCTATAGTATTTTTCCGGCGACCATGAAATCATGATCCTCACCTACACGGGGCTACAGTTACGACTTTCTGCTTGCCTCCACCGCCAAAAGTCGATAGTGCGCGGCTGCGGGTAATTCCGCTGCATCCGTCAATGAGGTTATGGCCAGCCTTCCCCGCGTGTGTGCGGGCACTTAACCATAACGTATTTAAAGAACTTCTTTTCAAAATTTGCAGCCCCAAGAATAAGGCTGCCTTAAGACCTAAACCCTGTGCTTGAAAATTATTTTAGCTTTTCCATCGCTTTATCTGCCTTGCTCACCCGCCAATTGATCACCCTGGCTATAACTATAAGAGTTCCTATTATGATTGCCATATGCGTTTATATGTCAGGTACAGAAGATCAATTATGAATATGATTGCGAGTATGGTAAGCACGGATCAAGTCTTTAATTGCTGCTTTTATAAGGGTCGAGAAACGGGAACTCGCTATAGAATACCGCCATATCTTCCTCCGATAAACGGTCAAGCTCCAAAAGTGCATCCTTGTCAATTTGATTTTCATAGAGACGTTTCCTTTTGTATTTTTTATGTATATCCACGGCCATTGCGACTAATACAACAACGAAAAAAAGAAATACAGTAAGGAGGGTATAGATTAGGAGCATAGGTTAAGAATTTTTAACGCTTAAAAATATTGCGCCTGAACGTTTATCATAGGCGATATTCTGAATATTTTTCATGTCGGGGAAGTAACCTTCTAATTTCACATCATCATCATCATCACCATCATCTTCACTGATGATAAGTGGGTCAAACAATTTATAACCGAAATTGCTGGCCATTACTTTCCCATCTTCAAATATGTAGGAAAAGTCTGTCGTCCTACTATCATTCCAGGGCCACGGCCAACCATCTTTTGGGAATGTAGCATCATTGCGATTTCGCAAGTACTCGTTTACACTCAGCTCAAATTCTGCTTCTGTGGTGGCCTGTAAAACCTTGTCATCAATTCCTTCGGGATACCCATCTAACCCCTGCGATCCAAGCCATTTCATTTTACCTTCTTTCCTGATATAAAAGTCTGCTCGCGTGCCCATATGATTAGTTATATTGTTGTTGTTTTAAATTAGCCGGCCAGCCCTTGCCGCCACTGGCTATACCGTCCTACGAAATATGTTGTGTGAATGGTTGCAATGCCTGGGCGATCGCCGGTGGAAGATTGTTGGTACCCAAATACTTTTCCGCATTATGCTTCGCTGCTCCTTCAATGCCATTCATCAGTTCCAGCCAGTTGCCGTGCACCACGATCATTCCGAACAGATATGGAGGCGCTGATAGGTTCGTGACGCTGGCTATGATCTTGCCATCATTTTTCATGGCATAGTATTCAACGTCGATGTATTGCGCATCTTTCCACTGGTAACCGAACAGGGCGGCATCGACGTGGTAGGAAAATTTCTTGGTGATGGGAGTCATAAAGTACCTTTTAAAAATTTTAAATAAGTTTCCGAATGCACCCTCTCACACTCCTCCTTACTCATCCCCTCTTCACACGCTGCGATATACGCTGCGATCGCTGCATCTTCAGCGGCTTGTTTACCGCCGCGACGGATCATGTATGCCTGTTTTTTGTTCAGCAATTCATCGGGATGGGGCTCGATATGGAGAGGGATTAGCATGTGGCGGTAGGTTGATCAACCCATTTAGAGATTGCTTTCATGGCTTTTGGATATTTATCCGCAAAAAGATTTTTATATCTAGCCCAAATAGCCTGGTCGATAACCCAATGCTGTCCGAGATCTATTTTAATCCTGCACAACTTGCCATTTTTATCGGAACTCCATTTGGGAACCTCGAAAGAAAAATTCAGCTTGTAGGGTCGAATACCGTAAGGGAAAAATTCTCCTTCATGGCCCTCGTAGTCATTCTTTTCGGCAAGATGTAATAACTGTTCCATGGCATCGTCAGAAAGAGGAACAATTGTATGGCCGTTCGTTTCATATAATTCCAGGGAGAATCTTAGCTGGTTGTATAAATTTATCTGCTCATTGTAGATTCGCGTGTACTTATCCTCCATAGTTTCCGCTCTGCTCCATACCTCATTACATTTTTTAATAATGCTGGCCGGTATTCCATTCATTTCAGGATTAGTTAGTTTAACGGTATCGTCTTTTAATTCAGGCGGAAAGTTGAAATAATAAGTAGCGTAAGTGGAATCGAAGTCATCGTCTTCATCGCATATGTAACACGGATTAGAAGTCAGCTTTTCATTCGGATAGTCTTTCCTATTACCTCCGCCGGTGCGCGTATAGATTGTAATACCACTTTCATTAATAGAACAATTCCTGAATCTTTCAACGTCCTGTTCTTTGAGACCTAAAATCGCTAGAATGACCGGCGTCGCTGTATTCTTTCCAAATAACATATTGTATAAGCTGCTCATAATGGAGTTGTTTACTTGTTTTGCATTATCCTCAAACACGCCGCGACACATTCAGCGGCTGTCATTGACAGGGTTACGGATTGGTCTTTCATCTGTAATAGTTTAGGGTGTGGTTAAAATGGGTAAGTGAGAAATTGAATGATTGCGATCAATTCGAGGTACGCGAGTGCAACGATCACATTTTGTAAAAGTTCCTTTTTCATGGTTTCATATTTGGTTAAGACCCGTCATGCGGGTTTCGCCGATTTACGGCTCGTCAGTTAACCTTTAGGATCGATATGATAGGTCGTGTATTCCGGATATTCGTATAGTGAACCATCTTCACAATGAAGACATCCATCTTCAGAATCAGCAGGAATGAAAATATTTTTGTCACGTTCGAAACCTTGTGCATCAAGCTCAGCAGCTAATTCAAAAACAGAATTGTATTTTTTCATGGTTTTTATTTTAGAGGGTTATTTAAGCGCTCTTCTTCGCTGGCTTCACTGTTCGTATACTCAACCAGCTATCAATCTTCTCTGGATCAAACCGGATATCGCCGCCTGGTAGCTTAATAAAGTGTATGGTCCGCTTTTCCACCCAACTACGTATAGTCCTAGGCTTCACATTGATCTTCTCGGCAAGTTGTGGTATCGTTAAAAGGTTGGTCATTAAACTGACGATTTATAATGCTCTGCCATCTGTTGGCAGAATGAACTGAATATTCCCAAACCTATATTGTCTTGCGGATCGATCACAAAGTCGGGCGCAATAAAGTCAGGATCGGTATCAACATATATCTTTACCCCATACCGCTCTACCGGCTTTGTCTTCGCTTGTTCTGCGCCGTTGATCATATCTTGTATGGGGTAGTACTTGTACATTTCTGAATGGTTTGTTAATAACTGCTGCGGGTGGTTGTATAGGTGAAATCTTTTTGCATTCTTTGCGACAGATTAGCTTGCCTTACAGATACTGCTTAATGAGCTCAGCCTTTTTGTCGTAATAATCTCCCATAACCTTGAAAACCTCATCACGACACTTGCCTTCTCGAAAAGCCCGGTTAAATGTCTCAGCAGCAGAACCTGGAAGTTTTTCGGCCATTTTTTCAGAATCACCTGGCGAACGCAAAGCCTGCCATTTCTTTATCAGCTTTTCTGGTATTTCCATTGCTTTGTGTTATTTTGTGTTTGCTTGAACAAATATAGGACGATATTTCGTCAGATTCCAAATTTTCGTCAACAAATCTTTAATTATTTATTGCAACACAGATGCAAATCAATGAAAAGATAAAACAGGCGCGGCTTTTAAGAGGATGGAGCCAGCATGAGATTGCCGGAAAACTGGAAGAAAGCCGGTCTTCCTATGCAGAATGGGAGCGTGAAACCGTACCACGGGTAGATATTCTTGTCAAAATTGCAAATATTACCGGCGTACCCATAGCGGAGTTTATAAAAGCCATTGACCCGAATGCGATAATAGCATCTGGCTTTGACGAAAAACCATCAATGGTTAAAATGTCGTTGGATTTTTTGTCAGGCAAATTAGAAGCAAAAAAAGAAACCATCGAACAAATAGAGGCCAGGCGCCAGGAAGCCAGAGAATGGGCGGAACGGGCAGAAAGGGATAAGGAAAAGTTAAGCGACATGCTGGATAAAGCGCTAACTACAATCAACGGAGTTCTAACTAAATTGCTTACTAATTCAGAAGACACGAAGGAGAATATGACAATTGCGACAATTGAAATGCAGTCTGAACATCGGGCAATAATGGACACATTGGATATAATTGCAAAACAACCAGTTGGCACAACCGTCGGTAAGGCCGACATTTTAGAAGACGCTGCTCGTGCACCAATGAAGAAAAGTCGCACTGCTGATAGCAAGCAGGGCATATCAAAGGAGAAATAACAGATCCCATAATGTATTGTCGCTTTGAAAGCGTTAAAAAAAATAGGCGCAGCTTTCGCTGCAGCGATCCGGGACTGGCATCCCTTGCAACCACAACTACATGCCGCGCCTTATCGGCGCACCGTAGTTACCAGGTTGCGTAAAATTGCCAGTTTTGATCGCTTGGTAAACTAAAGTCCAATATTTTTACCGGTTATCCGGTCGTGAAGTCCCGCAAAAATACTTGATTGAGATTAATCCTAAGGAGAATAATTATGGCACAGCATGGAATTTCGGTTTTACAAAGTTAAGGTTGTTGGCTAGTGCTAATCATTGCCTATATCAGCTTTTAAAGGGCGGGATAAGCAATATAAGTAATGAACAAATTAATAACAATTAGAATTTTTGTGTTATACATGGAACTGCGTAGCAAAACCGGTATAGCTAAAATAAATACCCAATCTATTTATTCGGTATTAATTATATGTGTTGACTATAGTCAATATACCAATGAGCCCTGTATTGCGCTTGGATAAAATTTCGTTTATTCAGAATGTTAATATCAACCAAAATGAAATATCTTTTTTTAAGTTTAGTTATTGTTACAAATCTCTCTTACGCGCAAGAACCCCCTAAAAAGGCCAATAAAATAATAGTATTAACTAAGGACAGCGCTAATACTCTAATAAGTAAAATTGCCATTGAATTGTTCAATCGGGGGTTTACAATAGATACAAAAGATGAGGCATTGAAACAGATTACAACAAAAGAGCGGCCGAACAAAAATAGTATGACATTAATAAAGATTAGGGCGATGGTGAATGATACAGCTATTATTTTCACTAGTCAAATGGCACTGGCAAACGAATATACATTAATGGGTGTTACCATGAAGCCCACTTTCGATCCGGTGACTTATTCGGGAATGAAAAAAGGTTATATGATGGAAGCGTGGCGCGAACTTGATGCTATTGCTCACGAATTTGGCGATAAGATAACTTACAGCAAGTAAATAATGCCTGTTAAAGAAACAAGGCGGTTATTTTAGTAATAACAGCAGGATTTAAGCTGTAAGCTCTTTTTACAACTTTTCAATTTAGTACCGCTCATTCTCCATATAACTTATCCAATTCATTATCCAGGTATTCATCGTCGAGTGCCTGCAGGTATATTTCGGTCGTATTGGAACGGCTATGACCGAGGCTATCTTTAATCACATGAATATTGTCCGTCTTCTTTTTTAGATGAAATGCAAATGTATGCCGGGCAATATGAAAGGTGAGCGCTTTTGATATACCCGCCAGTGCCGCCACAGTCTTCAAATTCCGATTCACTATCACATTCAAACTGTCGATCATTTTGATATACCCTTCTTTACTCATCGGTATCTCTTTGACATAAGGGAACAGGAATGGCCCATCGCCTGCGTATTGGTCTATAATCGCCTGCAGCCGAGAGTGAATCTTCACACTAACGTATTTGTTACCCTTATTTGTGCGGAATAATATGCGGCCGCTCGTGATCATGTCGCGCCGGCAGGTTATGCAAGTCTCAAACCGGTTGCCTTTGCAGTAATAAGAGAATAACCACAGGTTGCGGGCATCGTTTACTGGGCCCTGTTTTAGGCTCAAATCCTCGATTGCTTTAACTTCAGCATCGGTCAACTTCTCTTTCTTTACCGGCTTCGTTGGGACTTTGTATAACTTAAATGGGTTTGGTCCTTCTGCTTTCCCATCATTTATTGCATCAGTATAGAATTTGCCCAGGAATTCGAATTTCTTATGTCTAGTGTTGTTGCCATTACCCTGACTGATAAGGAAGGCATCGAAGTCGCGAAGAAGATCCTGTGTAATGTCATCAAAGTAAATCTGGTTACCACGCAGCGGCCGCTTCAATCGTTCGTCTTCAAGCAGGTCGGCGTAGGTAAGGCCATGTGTTTTGAATACGCGGAATTCCCGGTCGAAGCGCCTGACCTTTCGCTCCATGATAATCATTTCCTTTTTGCCATACTGTTCAGCTCGATGCAGAAGATATTCGTTCCAGGAGTAACTATCATGAGCCTTTCCAATAAGGTCGAGCTTTATAGTCCGGCCGCGCCGCTGGCATTCGTAAATATATTGTTTGGCATGGTTGACCAGCTCATCGATCCGGCTGTTTATAATCGCGGCATCGGGATGCTTTCCGCTTACTTCAGTTTCTTTCCAATATCGCTGGTCTATCTTCCAGCCGGTAAGCAGGTCGCGGACTTGGGCGCAATTGCGGACGCGAACAATAACGGGGAAGGTATTATCTTTAGAACGGTACCTGGTGTCCAGGAGGGGCTTTACGGTGGCCATAGCAATCAGTTTTTTGCACGTTTTCTTCCACGTTCCTTGCACGGAAACGATGGTAACAAATGTAAACAAATGTAAAGTGGTGCACAAACAAAATCCGCTGGAAGCCGCTACCACAAAAGAAAAAGCCTGTTTTGCAACAACTTAGCAAAACAGGCCCTGTGGAGGTGACCGGATTCGAACGGATTATATAACAGATTGGTTTTAAAATTAATATAGCCGGCAGCAGAATGTTTGCACGTTTTCCATATTGATTCACCGTATAATTTTCTGCTTTATAACGCCAACAGCCGCCTCATCCCGGGGCGGCTGTTCCTTTTCAGACGGCTATTATTCCGAATGATAATTTAAAATGAGCCCCAGGATGTTGCGGTCCGGGGCTCGGGGATCGGAAACTGCCGGTTTTCAGGAAAGAAAAACCCAAAAGAAGGCAGGAAAATCTTTAAAAGGCCCCAGCCTTTACGAAGCTGGGGCTAAAGGCTCTGGTCATATACCTCGGCTGGAAAACCAGGTAGTCACCAGTTTATGAAAAAACAAATTAAGTCATAGAAAAAGCCTCACCCGGAGGGGAGGCTGCACTAATCAAATACCATTAACCATTAAACCTTATCCTATGAAACCAAGTTACCAAAACATATTCAGTATTACAATACGGGGACGAATAGCAGTGGTACGGAAGTAATCGATTTGTTTACTTTATGTCATGAAAGGCAGGAAAAAATCAAAAGAATGGGTTTATAATTTAGAAGATCAGCAAGAATTTATTGAAAAAATTAGTTCCAAAATACGCCGCCTTCGCCAGGAGGCTGGCTACAGTAGCCATGAAACTTTCGCTTTCGAGCACGGTATTGACCGCACACAATGGAGTAAAATGGAACGAGGGATTGATATGAAGATCAGTACTCTGCATAAGGCGCTGGCTGCCCTCGACATCACCCCTGCAGAATTCTTCAAGGACTTTAAGTAAATTACCAACATGGCAACTTACTCCGACCTACGCACAGCTATTGACGCCGGTGCCGTCCATTCCTTTGACGACTTCTTTTTATTCGTCGAACAGAAACAATTCATGGCTGATACCGGGATCTCCATTCGGCGGCTGAAGGCTTTACGGGCCTTACCAATGCAGATGAGCCTGTTAGAGATGATAACTATTGCGGACCTGCTGAGCATGCAGTGGGATGAATTTGGGGCTTTGCTGAAGAAATGGGACCAGGTGAAGCAGCAATAAAAACCCCAGCGGGGGAGCGCCAGGGCTGCCAATATACCGGAGGGTACAAGGGCATAGCTAAGATAGGAATCCTGTCGTTATCCCGCGCAAAAGGGATGGATTGTATTTTCGTTGATTTGGGTCAAGAACTGCAAACTATTTTACCCAATATACTGCGTAATTAAATAGTTTTGCCTATCTTCACTTTATCAAATAAAACGAGCGGTGCAGCTCGATAAACTCCGCAAAGAAAACATGAAAACATCCATCCTCATCAGCGGTCAAATCAGTGGCAACTTCACTCTTGCAAATAAAATTAGTGTTGTAGGTAACGACATTATGGAACTGAAAAACGGCATGTTCAATTCGAAGATAATAGTATTCGAAACCAAGAGGGCAGCCGAAAAGGCATTGTGGGAGGCATACAAATCGCTTCGTCAGGACAAGGAAGATGCCCAGGCAAGCCGTCTGCGTTATAGCAAGGGGTACATCAGTTATGATGCATCTACTGCCAAAATCACCGAAGAATAATACCAGGGGCTTCGGCCCCTTTTTAAATATAACTTATGAAAGGAAACATCGACCCTCTATACCTGCAAGAACTACGCATAGATATCGGCACTTGGCTGCGAGATCTTCGCAAGGCCAAAGGCTATTCGCAGGCGGAACTGGCCGAACGCATGCAGGTGCGCCAACAGACCGTGAGCAAAGTAGAAGGCGGCGAATGGGCTATTACCATTGACATGCTGGCGCTGTTTTGCCTGCACCTGGATTATCCCATCAAAAAACTATTTCAGCATGACAAAGTTCCTGTTCGCCCCGGATCACGAAAGTAAAGAGTTGTATATCCTACACCGGGAATTCCCGGCATGCCTCATTCATGTGGTACAGACAACGCCGGTTACTTTCCGTATAGTTGATCTGTATGATGATATCGATCGGGATTTGCTCATGATGCATCCATTTCTCGAAGAAGCGAAAAAGTTTGGCGGGAGCAGGGAGCAAATTTTTTAGATCACAATTAAAACGCCACCCGGAAGCGTGCCCGGGTTTTTATGACAGAAGTGAAATGTGAATACTGTGAAAATCCTGTAGCAATAAAAAGAACTGATCTCAAAGGCGATCCGGTACTTTGTGATACCTGTTACGATGCATACGATAATAAAACAGGATATTGTTCGCTAGACTGTTGCATTACGGGTTACTGTGACGAAAGTTGTTAAATAAAACCGCACCGGCTACGGTAACCGGAAGTTATGAAAATGCCTGACAACATAACTAATCCTAAGACTCTAAAGAAGTGGCAAAAAGCCCTTAACGAAAGGGAATCAGCAGAGTTATTCGCTAAGGAGAAAGGATACGCCATTGAAAAGAGATCAACGTCCACATGGTCTTTTTCAAGATATGGCAGAGAGTCTGTGTTAGGATTTGACAGCTATGGTGAAGTTTTGAGCTTTATAGTGAAATATGAACCCTCGCCAGATGCAATATTTCCTTCTTATAAATAAAAAACCCCGGCTTTCGCCAGGGGCCTGTTATGAAAAAGAAGCGGAAGCAACTATGATTCATTAACCGATAGCTGACCTGTAGCAGCAAGCTCTATACTTCTGACATTCTCGGGTTGCGCAATCTTCCACATGGGGCGTCTTGCTGCGTACAATCTAGTTTTTGCTATCCTAGTAATGGAAACGCTGTCAGATTGATTTCCACCCAGGATATGATACGAAGCCTTGTCTTCGCCAATATAAAGTGCGACATGGCCCGCTTTCCCCCCGGTAGATGTTTTGCGCACGAAGACGAGTACATCTCCAAGCATCGGTTGATCTGCCGCTTGACCGAAAGTGCCCCAGTTCAGGGCCCACAATGGATCTTTCACGACCTCTTTGCCTGCCCGTTTCGCGACAATAGCCATAAACAAACCGCACCATGGTATCTCATCTGCAACGTACACTTTAGCGACATCTTCGCCGATCTCTTCTGCCCATGCGGTGATATCCGGATTGTTATCTTTACCGCGACGCTCTAATGTGCCGTAATGTTTTAACGCTTCAAGGAGCATTTTCGGACCTGGTTCATTTAATAACCAAGCGTATTGTTTTGGTAATTCTTTATTCATCCTTTCTCAAGTTTTATATGCATATCCCTCGGCGAAACCTGATTACCCCCAAAATAAGTTCCCAACCGGTACTGCAGCCTGCCCTTATTACCATGCAGTACATCGGCCTCCCCGATGGCATTCCCATCATTATCGTCAAGGGTGAAGAAATAATGTCCATGAGCGGCAATAAGACCAATACGGTACGTCTCACCGATGCGGCAATAGCCGATATGCTCGGTCACACGGCGACCGTTAACGTAACAATAGGCCAGTAGCTCTATGTTATCGCTGCCGATCCAATACCGCCAACCAAATCGGGCAGAATGCTTGTGGTGACCCGGCAGGTAACCAATGCCGACCAGCTTATTGATATCGAGTTGATCGGGCACGCCGAGGTCGTACCGGCAGTCGTCAGTGAAAGTTACTTTCCACTCGAAGACAGTGCGGCGCCACCATAAGCCTATACGCACCGGCCGGGCGCGGTGCTTGCCGTGAGGGATGCGGAAGATCATAGATGTATCCCTTCATTCAATCCGGCAGACCAGGCGGCGGCCCATATGGAAGACAGCAGGGCTAACCCTATAATCACGTACCGCTTCCAATCTTTGTTTGGATCGTCGGCATATTTGTAGGCGCTGTTCGCCTGATACGCAAAGAGAATGAGCAGCGCAATATCAACGATGGCGAATAACCAGTTGCCCAGGTTGATGAAATAATTATGCGCCCATGCAAGATGAAATAGTAGAACTGTTCCTATGCAGAACAGAATCATATTACGCACTAATGATTTGTCGCTTTTGTTTGGCATATGAAAATTGTTTATTAATAATCCTTTACTTTAATATTTATATCAGCAATTGAACCCGTAACAGTATGCCTGACATCGTAAACTGTTCCGACCACTTTCCCACGTGACGTCTCATAAAAGACGGTTTCTCCTACACGGGGAAGCGGCATGTTTTTCGGATAGTCTAATTTTTTGGCAACGTTGTCTTGCTCAATTGTGATGAATACTTTCGATGCTTTCATAGTTATCTTTTAAAAGATATAAGAAGTTTCGTCCCCAACCCCGCATACCACACATTCCCAACCGTGGCGCCTGTGATCTCGTATATCTTATTACCTCGTGTCTTCAGTGATATATTCACCTGGCCACCAGCCAGCGGATTAATTTGATTTCCAAAAACTCCAATACCGGCATATACCTGGTTGCGCGGCTTCTGGTTGACCTTAGCTTGTAGTTGCGTCATACAATCATCTAACTGGTTCGAGAATTTCCGGTTAAATTCTTTCTGCGCATTGATAGTGCTGTCGCGTATGGCTATCTCATATAGCATCAGTTCGTTTACTTTTGCGCCATCTTCCTCATACTGATCGATCTTTTCCTGCTGCAAGCGCGCCTGGTCCTTCAGGCTATCGCAACCGGAAATATACTGCGGGCTGACAGGGATAAATGTGCTGTCGCGTGGTTCGAGCTTGGCACCTTCAACCTTTGCGATCAGTCGGTTAATAGTGATCTGTGAGGCGGTTAATCTTTGCTGCGATTGATCGAATTTTTCTTTCAGTACGGCCCGCGCTGCAGCAGCACTATCTTGCTGCACTTGTCGGTTCCAAAGTAGCTGCTGATAATATTTTGCCGTGTCCTTGATCCGTTGCTGTAGCGCTTCCTCCTCGGCTTTCGTGCTATCAGTCTTCACGGCCTTGCCGCATAATTGTATCAATACGATAAAGCATAGTGCGATCACGAACAATATCCATCCTGCGTTTACTTTCATAACGTGTGAATAAATCAACCCCGACCTACGGAGCCAGGGTTGACATGTGATTTAAAGACCAGATGTTGGCTCGGTCGGTGGCGGTGTAGGTTCGCCTGTTTCCGGATTCTTAGCCGCGATAGCCTTTAGTTGATCCGAAGTCGTTCTCAACTCAGCAACTACTGAATCGGCCTCCTCAGCCGTAAGACCGCCAGAAATCTGGCCGGCCAGCCTGTCCAGGTCAGCGGCAATGTTGTTAGTTGATTCATTAATCACTGACAGTTCTGCCTTGATGGCATCTAATTTTTCTCCCATTTTTTCAATTTTTGAATTAATAGATTTGATTTCGGTAAACAGTTTATCATCATGGTGATGATGTAGGTGGATATGTATTTCCATCACTCTAAATTTGAGTTTTTGGTGCCTCATTCACATTATCAGCAATATTGGTTTTGGTATCAATGACATTGTTAATCTTTTTATTAACTACACCAAATAGTCTAGATGCGATATCACTGCCAGTATAGCCGATAAAAGCAAACCCAATCTTAACATAGTCGATTATTGTGGGCTTCCAATTCAGTATATTGTCAAGAAAAAGCAGAAACATAATAATTGTTAGAAGCGATGCGGTGATCGACAGCCAATCATTGCTGAAGTATTGCCGCACCTTGAACTCTACATTAGCCGCGCGAGCTTTATCCTGCAGAGACTTCATTTTCAGGATGGTCTGCAACGCCATACCTACTACGGCGATCGCGAAACATTCGGTATACAACTGTATTGTCATATGTCTACTGTTTAAATGGAAAATTATTTAACATCTTTTCAATCAGTTTTTCATATTTGGATTGCACACTCAGAATTTCTTCAGATAGTTCACTATGATCTTTGCGAAGTTCTTCGATCTCCTTCTTTACAATAGCATGCTCTTCTTTCAATTTATGCAGTGCTGTCTTTCCGATTGATCGCTCTTTGAAAAACACCTGCACCCCTTGCACTAATGCAAATGCACTGATACCCCACATGCCGAGTTGTACAACTCCATTTATTATTTTGTCGATTTGTTCAGGTTTCAAATCTTTTCTTTTTAGTTTTCAATTCTTCGTATACAGATTTAAACTCTTCGTGGATGTCGATTTGCTTCTTTATAAGACCTATCGCCTGCTGCATGAAGTCGATCAGTTGATTAGTATAATCTCCCATGCCCTTGTACACATATCTGAATCCGTCATTATTAACAAAATCGGATATTACTTTAGGATCATCCTGACCGGATATCATTATGATCTTACACCACGGGTTACGACTTAACACTACCTTCATAACATCTATACCATTAAGTGGGCCGGGAAGATAATAATCGATTATACATATGTGTACCCGGTCATTTAACGACTTAACAAATTCCGCACTATTCTTAAAGAACATATAATCAACAAACCCATTCAACTTAAAAAGCTGATCCAGTAGATGTATTATGTCTTCATCATCTTCAAGAACATAAGTCAGGATGTTCAGTTGCTGCTGGTATATTTTTTCTTCGATCATAATTAGTGCCCTCATTTAATTACTACAAACCGGGCATGAAAATTATATAGGATATAGGCTTATTCTTTACTTACGAATAATAACAAAAACATCCCCTACTTCATAAACAAAGAATGTTACAGTTGCTTGTCCAGTCGCGCCTTTATCATCCGTTGCCGATAGCCGGTACGTGAACTCACCAGGTGCAGCGAATGTAACTTCCGTGATGCCATCGGTGACATTCACCACACTGTCGCCAGCCGGGCCGGAAACCTTTTCCCATCCTGCACTTACTATTTTTCCATCGGGATCAGTCGCCTTCCATTTCAACAAGATCGATTTATCGATCGCTACCTTGTTGCACCATGCCTCCACGACCGGCGGTTTGTTAATGATCTCAACAGCGACAACTACTGTATCGGCCATTGTGCCGTTGTTAATGTCGGTTGCCAGTAATTGGAATGAATACGTTCCATTGTTCAAAGCTGTGATCTCTGTAATCGCTGAATCCGGCGACAAAATGCCCGAGGCGGTGCCGGACAATTGCCGCCATTTATAAGTAGTAATACCAAATGAAAAGTTCTTGCCGCGCGTTGGCGTGGCAACCCCTGTTAAAATGGTTGATGTGGAGCCTACCTTCTGATCAGGGCCTGCCGAAACGATGCCTGGTATAAATAATCCTGGTGATGGTACTGTAACACTAAAGGGGTCCACCTGCGTAGGGACGGTCACATCAAGGGCGTTCGGGTAATTTGATTCGTTTGATACAGCCAGTCCTTCCTTTGTATTTGCTGGATTGGTGGAGTATAGAACGGCCGATTTGTTTCTGCCCCAACTGTACAGGTTGCCGCTAATGTCCTGGGCATATTTGTAGAAGGCATAATACCCGCCGCCAAACACCCTTCTGAACTTCACATCGGACCGAATTTGAACAGGCTTTGCAACAAAAGCGGTTTGTTGATAACCTGGTTGGTTTGCCATAATCCAGTTCCAGATATACCTGGTGCCCTTGTATTCCACTTTATCTACGAGCTGCCAGCCGTTGCCGACCTCACCTTGTGCATTGTCCCCATATCCGAACAAACGGCCTTCAGCGGTAATGAAATGAATGGTATTGTCATTGACAGCGATGTCCAGCGGTGGCGCTGTAATTCCCCAGTAAGGCGCCAAAGCAACGTAATTGGTGATCGTGCCAACAGTATTGTTTAGGTATTTCGCGTTGCCCCATCCGAACGGCATCCCGCCAATGGTGGCAATGTAGAAGTTATTTACAGAGGCGTAGACTTTCTCGACAGGTCCTGGCAGCGCCTTCTTTATCCATGTCGTTGAATTGTCATTCACCGTGTATACTGTTCCGTCTTCAGCCACAGCTACCAACACACCATTGCCATTTGAGCCGCCTTTAACGACTGATTTGAATTTTACAGCAGGCTGGCCTGGGATCTTTGTCCACTTATCGAGCACCTTTTGCGGGTCGGTCCCAAACCATTTTTGAGTGTTGTAGTTCATGGCACAAACAGTACCATCATCGCGCACGGCGATATAGGTTTGCAGGTGACATTCTATTGATTTGGCTTTAAAAGGCTTGCCGTCGGCATCGTATTGAAGGAACTTTAGGCTTGTAGATTTCGGACCATGAGCGAACACATTACCAGCGGTGTCCCGTAATAATATATCATACAGACCACCATTTCCTTCAGCGAATTTTCCCGTTATCGGCGAAACCTTCAGTCCCACCGGAGTGATCCATACTGCGGTATGCGCCGAACCATCTTTTTTGATAAAGTCAACGCTGTACTCCGCGGGAATAACCTCGCTGACCTGCGCAAAGGACGATATTGATAGGAACAATAATATCGTGGTGATTATTCTCATGGAGGTGTTATTTTGTATTGACCACTGATGGTCAGTGTATGATTATTGACAGATTGCGAAATGAATTGAATAAATCCGACGTTATTTGTTGCATCTGCCAGCGCAGTGCCGGAAACGGCCGCAGTACCCGTAGTCCTACCCGAGACCGATCCTATCAATTCATGAGTAGCGGAAAAATCGCTTGCTACGGGTAATGAGAATCTAAGTTCTGTTAATGTGGTGGTTGCCGTAGGATCTACTACAATTTCGATAGCATATGTTACAATATCGCCGATCCTGGTATATGTTGCACTATCGATGGTATTGCCATCAACATTCGTAACGTTTGTGATTGTTGGCAGCCAGCGGCCCGATGTAATTGTTAAGCCCACACTTGCATTTGACCATGATGGCGCGCTACTTGTTCCATTGGTAGTTAATACCTGGCCGGCGGTTCCGGCTGCTAACCTCGTTAACAAACCGCTTGCATTTCTGTAATAGATATCATAGGCCGCATCGCTTCCGAGACTTAAGCTTACGCTTCCGTTTTGATAAAGGCCACCAGTATTTTGAAGGGTAAATGCGCCCTGATCAGTAGTAGACCCTATCTGCAATTCGCCACCGGGGTTCCAACGGGCCGTTTCAGTGAACCCCGAACCACGTAATATCTTGATTGGCCCGGATGCATTATCTGCTACCAGGGCAAGACCCGCACTTCCTGATCCTCGGATATATGCAATACCAGCAACAAGGCCACCTGTAGCATTGGTAGCACTCGAATATATTCCTTGCTGCAGCAGGTCACCAACATCATTGTTCAGGTTAACAGTCGTCTGTGCCGACGTGCCTGCGGTTCCGTTTTTCAATGATAAATACGTATTGCTGTTTTGGTCCTTTTGAATCCACACAGGGCCAGCTACTTCCAAGGTCCCCAGTCCGAGATAAGATGACTGTCCGACCAGCAGTTTGCCTGTAGGTATTTTCACGAATCCATCTGATCGAGCGATTAATGTAGCGCCAGTCAGGTTATCGTCAAACGTCATATTACCTCCGATACCAACATGTGAGCTCACGGATATAGTAAGAGGGCTGGTTAAATTAGGAACCGCGTCCGCGCCAGCAGAACCGGTACCAAATGCACGAAACGCCAGTTGCCCATTATAATAATGCATTGCTGACGCATATCCTGTACTCCTATATCTGAATGTAGACCCGTCGTTATATACATTTAGCCCTATAAATCCATTATCGACTGCAGATGGCTGTAATTCAAAACTTCCCGCTCTCAATTTCGGTGCAGAACTACTATTTCCAGTAATAGTGATTGCATTTGCCGTCGTTGCTCCCCTGGTTGTTACATCATCTAAATTATCGGTGCTGGCACCGGCAGTAGATGCTGTTGCTGCGATTTTCTGAGGGCTGATCTCATCGAGATAGGCCAAAAACATATTGTATTGCCCCTTCGAGGTTGGATGTATACCGTCGCTCTGCTGCTGGGTTGGGTCGGTTGGATCAAAGTATCGGTTGATTGCTGGAAAATAGATTGGGTAACCAGGAAACTTCGACTGCAGTTCGGCCTTGCAAATTGCAGTAGCCGTATCAAGAGAACCTGCCGTTGCGCCGTCGGGAGGCGCCACAAATGCATATCCTGTTGCGTTCATATGCGGGAATGCAGGAAGAAAAGCCGGTTGTCGCACTGCAACATTAGTACTCATCAATACTCCAACACCATCAATGCCGCCCATTACACCGCCATCCAGGAAAGTAAGCACAATTCGGTGCAGTGTATCTCGAAGGCCTGTAATCACGATTGCATCGTTGGTAATGCCCTGCCTAATGAATCCAGCCTCTACCGTGCTCCAGCACTTCCCTCGCGGATCATATGTACCAAGAGTAACACCATCTACGGCATACTGTATGCGGCTTAGTACAGTGTAGCTATTGTCGCAGGCCCAGGTCTGAATGTATAATGCAGAGCCTTCCAGGCTGTCAATGGTAATTGTCTCATTGGCCGTGATACTGGTTTTCTTCCACCAGTTCGCGCCACCCCAGCCGGTGACATTATGCCGTACCCAATATGTATGCGATGACCAATCCAGCAGACTGTCTTCTGAAGCAGCGGTTGCACCGCTCGTTGACGCGCTGAAAGTATATTTCGGATTTGCCACACCACCGATACCGAAGGGTGGTTCGAATGTCTTTGCAAATTGGTTCGCCATGATACTGCGATAGCCCGCCTTTGCCGTTTCAATGCGCCGGGTGCTATCGGTTCGAGCTCTGAAGTTATTGAATCCTACGCCACAGATAAGCGCCGTGGTCGGTGTCGTCGTAGTATTGGAATACAGTTGCTTCAGTTGATCCCGAATTCTATTTCCACTCACTGCATAGTTAGTGAATGTCACTCCGAAGTATGACCCAAAAAACTTTGGAACTGTCCTGATCGTAGTAGGCGGAGCATCGGCATTATAGCCAGCGTAATAGCTGTCACCGAGGGCAATGAGCCCATTTGTAGGAGGGAAAGCCATTTTATCCTGCAATCCGCTGGCGCGAAATGCGGCAGCCGTATCCCTTAGTCTCTGTATGGAAGACACCCAATTAAGTGTATCAGCGCCCATCAAGATCTTATTGGTATTGATCGAGAATGTTATTGTAGCATCGTGATCAAGTCGCTTTATTGCCGAGCCATTCCACAACGTATCACCAGAACCAGAAGCGTTTACCACAGTAGCCGAACCGCCCGAGGATGGCGCCTTCATCATCGGATTGGTTTGTGTTACGGGATCGTACGGACCTACTACCCATGCGCTATCTGCTGCTGCGACTTTTGGGGATCTGACCCTAAGCGAGTCTGCCTTAATATCAATTTTGTATGGTGTTATTTCAACAACCGATGTCTTTCCCGCCGTCGTATTTCCGGCGGACAAACGCGTGAATGGCGTATCTACATAAGCATTAGTATAAGCTAAAGCGGACAATGTTGTACTGCTTTTAGAATGCAAAGATTGCATTTGTAAACCACCAGCATTGAATAATAAAATATTAAGAACAGAATCTACCGTATTTGCACTATTTCTTAAACCATAAGAGAAAAACGGCCCTGAAGCAGGGAATTGATTTAAAGTTTGTAGTCTTGTTCGCGTCTTTCTTCCTGTAATAATTTCGTCATCTTCAACTTGTAATAACCGAAAAGAACCAACGGAGTCAAATATCAGTTGTTTATGGTCAGCATTTTGAATGTAGTTACCGGTAAACTTATTTGAGGAGTTAGTGATGTTCTTTCCGGCACCGATAATTTTTAGTGTATCATTGCCGACTATGAAGGTGCTGTCATTCAATATCCTGGACTTTTTAAAAGTCGTCAACCCACCGCCAATATTAGTAAGCAGTCCTAAACTGTCTTTTGTTTTATTGATAATATACAATTCACAGGTACCATTCTGCTTCATAATTCTTACTGTATCAAAACGCAAGTAGCCGGTTGTTTGGCCGGCTACTTTCAAAGCTGCAAAAAGCAGCACGAACATCATTATCCTTTTCATATAAATATCAGGATGTCATTTAAAATTAATTATGGAGCCACAGTAAAGCATTCAAATATCCCGGCAGGCTCATCATAAGGACATGGTACATCCTTGTCTGCCCATTTGACCAGAACATCCCATACCACATCGCTATTCAAGTCTTCTGTTACCGGATTTTTGGGTATCACGACCGCAGGGTTGTTCGTGATATGAATTTGTGTTTCCGTTTTGAAGGCATACCGGTATTCCTTGCTGTTTTTTAACAGGTTGTAGAAATCGCAATTGCTTTTGTAGTTCGGGTCTTTGAAATTGCTGGTAAAATTGTATCCGATAAAACTTTCGGATTGGCGGCCGTAACCGGCGCCGAGTACTTCCGAACCACCATCGAATGAGCCAAGTACACCAGGAATGATGATGATATCCCTGGAATTTATTCCAGACTGCCATTCTGTTGGACTTGATGGATCGGTGAATTCGAATGAATTCTTTATGAATGCCACATCACCTACCCGGCCTTTTTCTCGGGCTTCGCAGGGGTCGCAAATATGATCAGGTATTTCTACTGCGCAATCAGAGGGATAATAAACTGCCATAACTTAAAATTTATGGGCACTTTTTAAAGCACCCCTTTGAAAAAGTTGTTTCGATTGAATAATTTACTTTGAAAAAAAACTGATCCTCTTTCAATTTATACGTGTCACTAGCAACATATTCTTGCCGGTAAATAGACAGGCTATCGAATACTCCGCCAATGAATGTAATTACCACAGATTTGTAAGGATATATGTTTATCCTTTCGGGTGTATTGGCTTGGACAAATAACAAAAACTCATCCGGGTACATGCATGCTTTGGGACGGTCAAGGAAAACAACCATGGAAAGCTGATAAGTATTTACATTGTCACCCAGACTGCGTCCTGTTCCTGTACCGGGTCTTATATTACTACCGAGTGAATTCAACCGATGATAAATTCGAACTGGATACATATCATCTATGCCGACATACTTTTCATTTATGACTGGTATGGTAACATTTTCCCGCAAAAGCAATTCAGCTATTCCATTAGCTTCACTTCCGGCAGGTAACCAGGTTAAAGAACTATTTATTTCCAGTACTATGTCTCTAACTGAGTGCATCTGAAATAAGTTCATTTATTCGATCAACCGCATATTGCTGTTCGGATTTTGACATCGTGAATATCTTCTTCCCTTTGTTTTCTTCTACCCACCGGGCTTTCTGAAGATTGAATGGATTCAGAAATCCAATTCCATAACCGTTCTGTGTTGCTATAACAGCCCAGTTATTTTCCAGTTGCCTCGTAAGACTTACAATTATTTTCGAACTGGCATCGCGCTTATATTTTTTTTGGCGCAATTTCAAGTACGAATTATTGTAAGTTCCGATCTGGGCGTTGTCAGATGCTTCGCCTTTCTGATGAATGCGTTCGGTCATTAATGGAATTACTTCAGTTGCCACTGGGCGAAGGAGATATTCTTTATTCTTCAACACTTCCAACTGTTTCTTGATCCTGCCGGCAACTACCTTGATATTTGATTGAATTCGAATCATGGTAGCCAAGTTACTGTTTCAGGGTTACCACTACATTGCATGCAACATTCGGAGGTATCCATTAAAAGAACTGCCTGTTTAAGTGCCTTCTCATATTCCAACTGATAGAAATCTTTAAGCTCTGCAGCCTGCTTCGCGTCAATGGTCGTAAACCGGTTGAGCCTGGTTGATGTTATTCTGAAGATCATCAGCCATACGCCTAATGAATATTCCCATGCCTGAACAAGTGTTTCTGCATTATCACAGATTAGTGCATCATAGTCACATCCACGGTCCAATTTGAAACACTTATTGAGTTCGGCCATTACATCGATTCGAAATTGAGCTACAGCGCTTTTTTGAACGTCATCCCATACACCTAGATATGTAACCTGCTCACTGTCGGCAATCTTATCAATGCTTTCAATGCTGATTCCGGGCAGTGAATTCAGATATAATCCACTTCCGGGTTGTTCGTAAATGCCTTCGCAATAGCTGAGGCCAACAAAATCGATGAAACATGAAAGCATATAGTGAAAGAGCGGATCGCTCCGCTCCTATTTTACTAACCCAGGAAATTAAACGGGATACGCATATGCCGGCCCGCTGTACGCGTCGTTGCCAATGAAGTACTTCAGCGTGCCATTGGTGCCTTCCAGTTCATCACCGGTACTGTATGCGTTATCTGGTTGAACCCACAAAGCATAATCTTTGCTGATGATACCTTGCCATCCGCGATCAACAAATACACCCTCCGAAACCTCGGTACGGCAATCGTAATACTTCAACTGCAGGTCCATTACCAGATCGCTCAGACAATCGTCGGCGCAACCAAATTCTCTAACTGGCAGGGGCAGGGTAGTGAAAATGCTTCCACCTGGTTTCTCGCCGGCAAAAGATCCGACAAACTTATTACGGCCGATGAACTTCACGCTACCAGGCGCGAACACTCCGATGGCGTTATTACCCCATATGCTTTGCGTGTCTTTGTCGAAGAAGAAATTCGGGAGGCCAGTTTTGCTCATATCGATACCGGCATTCGAGCAGCATGCTAGAGCCTGAGCCTTTTCGTAGGCAGCAAACAGGCCACCACCAACGATGCAAGGATCGCCGCAAAATTCATTTTCCTGCAGGTCTTGCATCATATCGATGATACCATTATCAAGGATTACTTTGTTGCCGTCCTGGTTGATATTGATCACCTTGCCGGAAGCAGATCCGTTCGCCACATTTACGCCGAATTCAGTCGCCATGGAAGTCACCAGCGTTTGGTTGATCTTCCTTAACACAACATTGGCCCCTTCAACAACCAGGTCGTACACTTCCTGCATGGCCTGTGTGGCCGGATTGCCGAGGCTTACCATGCGGCTCGCATCCTGACAGTAACGGCTGATCTGATCGTCGGAAATGTGAAATGAATACTGGGCATGCGATAATGCAGGTACGTTCCATTCCAGGTAACCGGGGGTTGCGTTTATCGCGCAATCGTCGGTCGTTTGCACGTCAGCTAGTGTTGGCCTGCGACGATATTTAACTACCATAGAGGTTTGGTGTCCACCCTGATAGGCGTCATTCAATGGAGATACAGTGCTGTTCGCGCAACAAAATGTCATTGCCAAAAAACCCGCAACATGCATTTTACTACCGGGCGCATTGTTTCCGGCAATCTCTTTGATATGCTTGAGCAGGTACGGGCAGAAGCCAGTAGCCATATAACAATAAATTAAATGATGAGTAAATGAATTACATCCCGTTCGTCTTTTCCAGAGCGGCCAGCGCCTCATCTGCTAAAGATGAAAGAGCATGATTAACGGTTTTTCCATCGCCATTTCCGTTTTGGTTATAGCGCTGTTGATTGCCGTTGTTGTTTACGTGTGTTCTGGCACCATTGCCATTACCATTTTGATTCTGGTTTTGGTTCTGGTCTGTAACTTTGAGAATTTTGTCGCGGGACATTATTTTATCGAGATAGCTCTTAGGAGTGAGCAAACGGTTGTCCTCGCCGAAGAAATTTGAACCGTCTTTTTTTCGTAAAGCTAATTGGCCGGAATCATCCACGGTAAATTCCGCAGCATCCGCATTGAGTGATTTATTGATAATGGCTTTCAAGGTGATGTCTTTCACCTCTCCGTCCAGTTCATCATAGATTGTTTTGTAACCGCCCAGGATATTACGCAGGGCATAGGACATGTCTTTGTCTTTAAGTTTGCCCTCGTATTCTGCCCGTATGCCCGCCTCTTTATCTTTCTCGGCACGTAATTGCGCATTCAGGTCATTGATCTGCTGCTGCAGTGTGTCTTTTTCACCTTTGCCGCTGTTTGCCTTTTGTTCTTCAAGCGCCTTGATTTTAGCAGCCAACAATACAGCCTTTTTGGTGGAACTTTTCTCTGCCAGGATCTCAGCCTTTATATCGTCAGGTAATTTGTGATCCTCAATAAACCTAGCAATTTCTTTGTCCAGTCCATCGTATGCCTGACTGAAGTAACGTCCCTTGATTACAGGGTGATTATTCATAGCAGCATCAATAGAAAGCAACCCATTGTCAATGCCGGTAATAAGTTCGTCGGGTATATTTATATTGGCCAGCTCAGGAGCGGCCAGCAATGGTTTAATGGTTTCGTCATCGATCTTAACTCCGGCTTTAATGGCTAATTCTTTCAAAAAATCTGCTGCTGTTTTTGGCATAAAAAATTATCTCCTTGGTTTTGTTGGCTTGGGTCTTCCGCTTCCGCCGCAACTCCGGCAGGATAAAATATTAGGCATTTGCATTGTTGAAAGATTTTGGTTTCGGTCCGGGCTTCTTCTTTTCCACCGTATAATTCGTTACCACCGGTTGTACTTCATCATTGTGCACGTCCTCAATGATCTTTCGAAGGTGAACCGGCAGACTCCGGTTCTGCTCCATTAAAT